TGATCCGATACGCACCGCCCTCATTTTCACGGTATTCCTTGCGATTCTGGCGGATTTCCTTGGAGGATTCGGAAGCGCAAAGATCTTCCCATCCTTGCCCGTAATGTCCTTGGAGGACAAAGAGATATTCGTATTTATTGGTTTTGGTCATGGTGTTATTCTGGTCTAGTTTTTAACTTCAATATCCGCTATGGATTGGGCATCGGATGTGTTGCATCCCTCTTCCTCCATTTGAGCGACAATGGCAAGCCATTTATCATGGAGGGGGGAATCTTGGTGGCATGGTGGTAGTTCCTTCATGTCCTCAGTCTAGGCTAGTTTTTAAACAGGTTGAATCATTTCAAAGGGAAGATATCCCTCAGTTTCATCATCGCAACAATCACCGTTTTCATCATCAAACTCGACTTGATCGCCAGCAATGAATTCTTGTTTTGTCCATTTTTTCTTTTTGCAATCCCATGTTTGGATCACAAAGCCATACGTTATTTTATTGATTTTGGTCATGGTGTTATTCTATTCTAGTTTTTAAGCGAAGAGATCATCCACATGGCGAACGATCCAAGGCTGATTCTTGCCCTTTTCCAGAGCGGCAAAGATTTCCTTGCCTTTGATGTATGCCCGAACGGTTCCGGCTTGCCAATCCTTTTCCAGAAGCAGTCCTGCACTTTCCAGTGCTTGGACCATTGCTTTAACGTGTTGTTTTGTAAGTAGCTTTGTCATGGTGAGTGTATTCTGGTCTAGTTTTTAAGGAAGGTGTATTCGGAAACGTCTCCCGCCAGTGTCCCTGCGTCATTATGGGAGGAAAACCAACAGTCCTCGCCAACGTCCACGCAATCTCCCGGTTCTGTGCTTTCAATCCAGCAATCGATTTCCTCTTGCTCGTTGTCCTCCAGTCCGCTTGCATCCCCGTTGATAAGGTAGGAAGCCCAATAGATCGGTAGTGTGTATGTTTCAGTTGTCATGGTGCAGCTATTCTGTTCTAGTTTTTATCCGTCGCATCCATCGCATCAAGAGCTTGGATGATTGCGAAACGTTCAGTTGACCCTTGGCCATGATATGTGATAGATGGGGCGGCGGGAAAGGAAATGGTTGCCACATAGGAAACCCCAATCTTGTGAACTTGTATTGTCATGGCTAAATCTTAGTCTAGTTTTTAAACGCAGCAGCAGCAGCATCACGAGCATCAGCAGCATCACGAGCAGCATCACGAGCAGCATCACGAGCATCATAAGCGGCGGCAAGAGCAGCAGCATAAGCAGCAGCAGCATCATGAGCAACATAAGCAGCATCACAAGCAGCAACATAAGCATCATAAGCAACATAAGCATCAAAAGCAGCATCAGCAGCAGCATCAGCAGCATCATCAGCAGCAGCATCATAAGCAGCAGCATCATAAGCAGCATCAGCAGCAGCATCATCAGCATCAGCAGCAGTAGTATCGTTGGACATGGCTAAATCTTAATCTAGTTTTTAAACAATCACGTATTCCCCTGCCTCAAGTAGAACCCCCACGGGATCATCCTTTCGCTCATGGATAAAAATCAATCCCTTTTCCTTCCAATTAGGTTGGTTTGTCGCATGGGAAAAGCCATAGCTTTTGGAATGATCCAGAACAATATCAGTTCCTAACAGTTTGTAATTGTGTAACGGTTTTGCTTTCATGGTAAGGCTATCTTAATCTAGTTTTTAAACTCAGAATCATAAGCAGCATCAGCAGCATCACGAGCATCATAATAAGCATCACGAGCAGCATAATAAGCATTACGAGCAGCATAATAAGCATCATCAGCAGCAACATAAGCAGCAGCACGAGCATCAGCACAAGCAGCACGAGCAGCATCACGAGCAGCAAGAGCATCACGAGCAGAATCATAAGCAGCATCAGCAGCATCAGCAGCATCATAAGCAGCATCATGAACATCATAAACAGCAGTAGTATCGTTGGACATGGCTAAATCTTAATCTAGTTTTTAAACGCAGCAGCAGCATCACAAGCAGCAACATAAGCAGCATAAGCAGCATCACGAGCATCAGCAGCATCACGAGCATCAGCAGCAACATAAGCAGCATAAGCAGCATCACGAGCATCAGCAGCATCACGAGCATCAGCAGCATCATAAGCAGCATCAGCAGCATCACAAGCAGCATCACAAGCAGCATCATAAGCATCACGAGCAACATCATAAGCAGTATCAGCAGCAACATAAGCAGCATAATAAGCATTACGAGCAGCATAATAAGCATCACGAGCAGCATAAACATCAATAGTATCGTTGGACATGGCTAAATCTTAATCTAGTTTTTAAACGCAGCAGCAGCACAAGCAGCAGCACGAGCAGCACAAGCAGCAGTAATATCGGCAGCATCACGAACATCACAAGCAACATCATAAGCAGTATCAGCAGCATCACGAGCATCATAAGCGGCGGCAAGAGCAACATAAGCAGCATCAGCAGCAACGCGAGCAGCATTACAAGCAGCATCATAAACATTAATATTATCGTTAGACATGGCTAAATCTTAATCTAGTTTTTAAATGGTGGAGCGTGTAGGAATCGAACCTACATTGGAGGTGTAGAAAACCTCAGTCCTATCCGTTGAACGAACGCTCCGATTTTGTGCTAGTTTTTATTCTTCATATGTCTCCTCCAGCATTCTTAGGCTTTCCCTAATTTCTGCCAGTCTCTTACATCTGAAAAGATAAATCTCCTGCTCTTTGATGAGTGCAGGGTAGAATGCCCATTGTTGGCAACGTTTCCTTTCCTTTTCCACCATCTCTTGAAGTTTGGCAAGGCAGGAAGTATCGGTGAGGCTGAAGTCTATGAAGTCTTGCATGATTTGATCTTACGCTAGTTTTTATAATGTGCTTTTGTTCCACATGGAACAATGGTGGGTCGTGCAGGAATCGAACCTGCATTGGAGGAATAGAAATCCTCAGTCCCATCCGTTGAACGAACGACCCTTTTGCTTACTTATTATACATTATACTATTCATAATGTCAAGGATACAAGGCGAGGATCTCCTCCTTGTCCATAGTAGTAAACATAAACAATTGATTGTATTCTACTGGTTCACCATCGATAGGACTTTCTCCTTGATGGAAGTATTGCATTCTGAGGCGACCATCGATAAGATTATCAAAGTCTTCTCCCCAGTGCGACCCATCGAGAATAATCGTAGGGTATTTCTTACCATTGTTGTTACCGACGATTCCATGTTCTACTACTAGGCGGCGGAATTTTTTAGTATAGGTGCTGTTATTGTTTTCCATGTGTATATCTTAATCTAGTTTTTAAATGGTGAATTGTTCCACATGGAACAATGGTGGGTCGTGTAGGAATCGAACCTGCATTGGAGGAATAGAAATCCTCAGTCCTATCCGTTGAACGAACGACCCGTTTATAGAAAATGGTGGGGACGGATGGACTTGAACCAACGGCCAAGGATTTATGAGATCCCTGCTCTAACCACTGAGCTACACCCCCTATTAAATTTTAAATCTGGTAGTCCCGGTGGTAATTGAAACCACGTCTCCCCCTTATAAAGAAGGTGCTATCACCTCTCAGCTACGGGACAATGCTATGCTAGTTTTTAAAGTGGGAGTGGGGGGAATCGAACCCCCAAAGCTTGCGCCGACAGATTTTAAGTCTGTAGTGTTTACCAATTTCACCACACTCCCAAAGTATCATCATTTAATGATCCCGCTGTGATAGTCAATCATGTCTTGGATGTCGCTTTCATTCATATTGTCAGGCATGGTGCTATTCTGTGCTAGTTTTTATGCGATGAAGAATTCGCTTTCCTTGCCATTCACTGTGACATTATTTTGCCATGTCAAACCCGTATAGCTATTATTCGCCGTGCAATGAATCAGCCATTGCTCATCGTTTTCATCCAAAGTTGGCGATTTGATTGGATTGATCACTTTGTAAATTTTCGATGCCCAATGCACCTGTTTTCCATCCCGAACCGCTTTTTTGATTTCGTTTAACGTCATGTCAGTATTCTACGCTAGTTTTTAAGTGTATTTTTGTGTATTTTTGTGTATCCGTCTATTCCAATTCTTAGCCTTGGCTAAATTTCTTATTTTCAACATATTTTCTTATCAATGAGTTAGATTGTTTCAGTAGAAACAATTTTTAAAATAATATACAATTTCCCAAACGATCATTATTATCATTATCCATGAAAACAATCCCAAAATTACCAATTCGGTTAGTGCTTTTCCAGTCATAATTTACTGTTTAGTTTTTCCGCAACTTCTTGTGCTTCCCCCATCGTTTCCAGAATTTTTCCATAGAAGTAATTGGAATAGGTGATTATTCCCTGATTATTAACTTCCATGGAAGGCTTGTGAATCACCTCATAGGCTTCTTCGGGTTGCGGCATTGCACCATGGAAGGAAACGTGCTTGGGAAGGGAAAGATGGGCATATTCATCCTTGAGCTTCCAGAGGGGATTTGATATCGCTTTGTAGGTCATGGCAGTATTCTGTTCTAGTTTTTAAACAACCATTGTCCTGTGCTGGCAAAGGTTTCCATTCTTTTGATATCTGGTTCCCTTGGATTTTCGACTTTCACCAAGCTTCCATCCATGCGTCTTTGGATTCCTGTATTGGAAACGGTCCCCAGCATGATACATTGGAAACCATCCCATTCCACGGGAATTCTGATGTTGTCTTTCTCTTGGTATGTCATGGTTTATTATTGTTTTATTATTGTTTAGTTTTTAAAGGCAGCTTTCAGCATCTGCTAGAATTTCCTTGGCAACTTCCCGGCAATTGGAATTCCGAAAGAGATATCCCACTCCCCATGTGGGATAAGGATAGGCTCCCCCCGTGTAGCTATTGTCTCCCGTTTGCCATCCCCATTCACCGTTTTCCGTATTGATTCCAATTGTGATTTGCACGGAAGGTGTATCGTCCCCATCAAATGCACGGGAATCATTGTCGATATATTTCTTACAATGCAGGAGAAGATTTGTGATTTCCTTGATCGTTGGTAGCTTGTGTTTCGTCATGGCAGTATTCTGTTCTAGTTTTTAAGAAAAGAAAACCCCCCGCTTTGAAGCGAGGGGTTCCTTTACCTTAGAACGATTTCACGCCATTCATTCTCATCTCTCTTGCCAGATCACGAACATCGATTGGATAAACCCCTACGGAATGCTGGTTCTTTTTAATGGTTGCAGATGCACCACCCCCCAGAATGTGAAAGCTACCATCCTTGGATTGGATCATGTTCACCGTGAATAGCTTGGTCCTTTTGCGCTGGTCAGGACTGCGTAGCCATTGCTTGTTTTTACGTGCTGATTTTTCGTTTTTGGTTGTCATATTATTGTTTTGTTTTGTTTTGTTTTGTTTTGTCAGAGATTATTTTTTAACGACTTTTTTAAAAGATTCGTGAAGCGATTTGAAGCGTTTCAGGGTGTCCCCCCCATTGCCTTGCCAATGCGCTGCCCAGATCGTTCCAGAATGGGGACTCTTGCCCACGAAGCGGGATTTCTTCTCATTCCCACACTTTAGCCATTGCCCGACTTGGATCTTGAGTTGTCCATGACGAAGGGCGGATTCAAATGCGGGATTCCAAAGGTCGATTGTTGGTAGGTATTTCATGTCGTAATTATGGTTTAGTTTTTATCCAGCAATCCATCCCGAATCGCTTGCGTGGTTTCCTTGTTCCACCCATATAAACGGGCATCCATGTCCAGATTCATCAGGGCATTGGGAAGGGTTCCGCAATGGTGCGCGGTTCCCAGAAAGTTCCAAACAGCGGTTTCATTCACGTTTGCGCGATTGGCAAGCTTTTCAATCTTTTCCCTTGGGATCTTGTTCATGGTCGTATTGTGTTCTAGTTTTTAATCTTACCAATCAGTTCTTGCGCTTGCCCAGATCTTGACAATCTCCCCGCTTTTCAACTTAACTTTCACGCTATCAACAGTTGCCGAATCCTCAATCACCTCTTCAATCTCCTTGGAGAGTTGATAGGTGGGATTGGAAGAATAACCACATGACCATTGCTCATCAAGGTTTCGCATATCTTCATCCTCCAATTCTTCTCCGTTCAGACTACCTTCAGAGATATACCATTCCACCGTAAGATCGATGGGAATGCTATAATCCCCTTGGCATCGCATGAACAGGGGAAAAGCATATCCTCCCCGTGCATCGCATCCCGTATGAGCATAGCATACCATCAAAGCATCTTCCAGATAAATCCAGTCTCCTTGATCATCTGCTTCCCATACTTCCCAAACATAGTTCTGAGATAAGTCATTTTCATTGTTATATGTATTGTCCCTTGCAAGTTGTTTCAGTCCCAACACATCTTTTGCAAAGGTTTCCCCCGCTTCAAACCATGATAGATCGGAATTTTCTTCCAATTCCGCCCATGCTTCAAATTGCTCTTGGATATCAAAATCCACTTCACAAGTCTTGGCAAGGAAAAGAGCGGTTTCAATGGTTGCAATGACTTCATTACTATACACATCAATTGTGATGAGTGGTTGATCTTCGGAGATTGGAGGTTTGTCGTAATGTCTTCCGTAATGGTCACCAGAGTCGAGAAATGACTTGCCTGTATTGAATCGGAATGCCTTGGCGATTGTTTCTAAGTTCTTTGTCATGTTCGTATTATTGTCTAGTTTTTAATATCCGTTGTCAATTGCCCAATCGTAAATCTTATCCAAAACACCGTTAGAGATATCTTCTTCCAAACCATTGCTCTTTTCAAGATATCCCAAGTCTTGAGCCATTCCAATCGATCCACTGGCATTTGTGGATGTGTTCTCAATGTCACAGTAAGATCGTTGCTCCCCATCCTCTTCAAAGAGTTCAAGAGTCACAAGGTATTTTCCGAATTTTTTTGTGGTTGTCTTTTCCATGTCGTAATTATTGTTTAGTTTTTAATGCGTCTTGGTCTTGTTGGATTTGTTGGGCGTGGTTGTTCCCCATCGTTGACATTGCGAAAGATGTTCTTGTATGCCGCCACAATCACCCCCAAGGGCAATCCTGAGACTTCCGCCATCTTTTCCATGCTCACATCCTCCAGAATGTATCGGGCGGAACCAATGGCTTGCCAACGATCATCATCAGTCATGTCCTCATAGGGCTTATAATTTTCAATGTCCATGTCGTAATTATTGTCTAGTTTTTAAGGAAGCGGATAGTAGCATTCCCCATCTTCATCCCGCCAATATCCCCCAAACAGGCTTTGATCCTTAACCCATTCAAAGCGTAGCATTATCCCCTTACATTGCTTTTCCGTTCCCCGAAAATATTCGGGAAGATCAATTATTTCCGTTCCCTTGTGTAAATGTTCCAGAGTGTGTTTGACAATCTTCATGGCCAAATCTTAATCTAGTTTTTAACTAAACAACATCTCCCCATATCTTTTTCTAGCATCATTCAAATCACGTGGAGATAAAAAATTTAAAGATTATCAGATTCTTTTATTAGTTTTTCAATACGACATCTTAGATTATATGAAGTCTGCCCATAACTTTTTAATACCCTTTCTTGCAAATTATTTAACTCGTCTTCCAAACTAATATCAATTGACGATGGTTTACTCTCTCCACCTTTCCATTTAGACTTAGAATAATCTTTTTCAATTTTATAAACCTTGTTATCAGCACCAACCATCTTATCAATGACACCATAAAATGGGAGAACAAACTTTCGTCCACCAACCTCACTATAAAAATCCTTAGCATTATCACGACTTACAAACACATTAGTGTTTCCAATTTCATTTTGATACTCACCGGGTTTATTAGGGTCGGTACCAACCATTTTAAATGTCATATATATTTCATCGTTATCACCACCAACAACTTCACCATAAACAATTGAATCTTGGTCAAACTTTTCACCAAGAGAAATTGCTGAGTCCAATGAAATATTATTTACTATATAAGAATTTTCCAAACTACCATAAGAACCTTTGACCTTTCTATAACCATAACGGCCCGAAACCAAAATATCCTCAAGCTTTTCATTGGCTTCTTTGTTATATTGTTTACTTGCCTTTTCACCATAGGGGTTTTCACCAGTTAAAATGGAGATTGTCTTAATTGATTTTCTAATTCCTCCGCGAAGTATATTTGCAACGGAAGAATATTTTGATTCATTCATTCTATCATCTGAAGATTCTGTTAAGATATTTTTATATAATTCAGCGATTGTAATTTGATCTTTTGTAGTCATGGTATTATTTATCAATTTAGATTACTTATCCCCAAATTCTTCAGTGGCAAGGATGTTCTCCCGCTTAATTGTGAAGCATTCAGGCTTCTCCCCTGAAGTCATCTTGGCAGCATCAGAGGGAGTAAGATAGCTTGCAAATGTATCACGGTTAGTTGATTCTCCATTGACGAAGTAAAGCGTCTCACACTTGGAATCTGTCGGATATAATCTGATATATTCAGCTTCCTTATGTTCGATGATATATGGAAACACCTTCCATTGACCCCAAGGAAGTTCTTGAACATCTCCCCGTGTTCCTTCCTCAATGCCTTGTTGAACGCTTGAGAGATTGGCGAAATTGATACCAGCACGGCATACAGCGGATGTATGTTTTTCCAAGGTTATACCAGACTTCTTGTGCGCGGCAGCAGGAGTCGGATTGCTCTTCCATACGGCCTTAACAAATTGACCCTTGCTATTTAAGATACGATCCAAGATTTCTTGAGCCGTCAATGATTGTGTCGTTGTCTTCATGTCAGTAGTGTATTCTAGTTTTTAACCAATATAATTCGGATACCATAGATATCCAAGTAGTAGAGCAACTCCCCATAGAAAGTTTCCTGATATCATCAGCCAACACATTGTAATGAAAATAATTCCTGTTATCATATTAAAATTCCTCCCCTTCTTCGGTGGAGAGTTCCTTGTAGGAGTAGAGTTTCGTTTCGATTGTCGTCATGGCGTAATTATGGTTTAGTTTTTAAGAGCGAATGCTTCAGGATACGAATTCCATGCGGGATTCTTTTTCCGTAGGATTTCCAATTCTTCCAATGTCGGCTTGTTGTCCTGCTTTGCAATCCAATCAATGGCATGAAATCTTTCAGCGATTTTCCGTTGGGATTGGTAGAACATTTGTTGTTGTGTCTGCATGTCCAAATCTTAATCTAGTTTTTAAAAGAAGGGGTGGGAGGACTTGAACCTCCCACCCCAAATCTATCATCCAGCGGTAAGAACCATGTCACCCCGCTTGATAAGCTTCTCACGCTCCACAGGGTTCGCAAGGGCAGACACAAAGCTTCTCTTGTTCTCCATGCCCAATCCGAATTCAGCGGAGTATGCCTTACGTCCAAGGTCTTTGTTCGATCCGCCAGTGCCATTGCCCCTAGTCCAGAATTCCGTTGCACCTTGGGCAAGGTAGAACATATTCCCACCACGATTGCCGCTACCATTCCATGCCAGAGAGACGATTTCCGTCATCTGATTCAGAGAACGGGTGGAAAGCTTCTCATCGCTCTTGGTCTTGTCTGCAAGGTATCCAGCAACAAAGCGTTCAGCCTTGGAAAGATCGCATTCAATGGCATAGAGTTCCGCCATCTTCTCTTCAAATTGGCGACGACCAAGCAGAGTGTTATTAACAATTTCTGCCATGTTATTGATACGGATGGATGCGTTCTTGGTATGAGAGATGCGAAATCCCTGATTGCCCCGCGATTCAAAGGAAGAGCGCAAAGTGTTTGCACATACAGTCCTATGCGTAGTATCATAGTAATTCGCGTTCTTCGTGCCATCATGGGAAGTGAAGAGAGAGAAGAATGCCTTACACTCGCTTCCGTCAGGAAGGTTGATATTCGACTCTCCATCAAATTCCACAGACACGAAGAAGTTCTTCAAACCAGAGAGAGTTCCCGCCGATACGATCTTGTAATTGATATCATTTAGAGCATCCTGAAGAGCATCAAAAAGCAATTCATTTTGAAGGATTTCATACTTGTCGGATGCGACATGAACAGGACGGAAATCCCCTTCGATATCATCGATTTCCCTAAGATCAGCGACAATGGTTTTCCATCCTTCAAGAGGGACTTCCACCCCGTCGATGTTGACGTTAGCTTGTCCTTCCAGATAAGGAATGAACAAGGGTTTCAGAATCTCTTTGGTAAGAGGAGTCTGATGATTTTCATCAAGTGAGTGCCATGCGCGTTCGCCATAGGTGATTACCCGATCAGTTCCAATTTCAATTTCGTGTGCCATTGTAGTAGTGTGTGTTGTTGTTTTTCGTTACGTCCAAATCTTAATCTAGTTTTTATCCTTCAATGCAATTTTCCTCAAATCGTTCTTTCACTTCATCCTGATTGATGGGAAGGAACGATGGCTTGCTACCTCTCTGCATATCGGTAATAGGATTTGCCCAATGATTAGATTCAGCCCTAAGATAGTGAAAAGATTTCTTGTTCCTTGCAATCACCTTTCCACTGAAAACATTGGTGGTGGGAATCCCATCCGTTTCAACAACGAATCGGGTGTTCTTTTGTTTGTCGATATCCAGCGGAATGAACATGTAGTATTGTTTGGTCATGGTGGGAGTATGCTCTAGTTTTTATTCGTTCCAATGCGAGGGGAATTCCTTCTCAAGCGTGGATTCCATATTGTAATACGATCCTTCCCCTTCTCCATTCAGATTGATATCCAGAAGATAATGGGCGGCAAATGTGATGGCTTTTTCCAGACTATCTTCGCGCCCAATCTCCACTTGATCATAGTCAGGTGGTTCCCAATACGATCCCCCATCACCTTGAACCACTTCGATGGAATAGCGATAGCGACCTTCAATGGGTTTTGGATCACCCAAGAGAGTGCGCTGAGACATAACCGGATCATCCAATTGGGGAACAAAGAAGAACATGTCATCTTCGGTCTTGTATGCATGTGGTTCCGCTTCCAATTCGTAATCGGTGTCGATCACCAGAGGGGACTTGAGAAATTTCAAGCAAAGTTCTTGGATGTTTAGGAATTCAAGTTCTTTGCGGCGTTGGGAGTAATCTTTCGTCATGCCCTGATTGTGGTCTAGTTTTTAAAAGATGAAATCGCTTTTGTCCAGCTTCGTGATTGTGAATCCCTCTTCCACCCAAGTATTTCCAGAAAGATCATCCATATTTGATATCTCATCGTAATGTTCTTCAAAGAATGCCTTCACAGTATCGGGAATGTTTTCAGGAAATTCGATTCCCCATCCAGCGGTAACATAGTATTCGTTACCCTCAATTTCAATTAAGAAATCATCCTCATTATCCCGTTTCCAGTAGAATGATGCTTCCTCATTGATTTGTTCCACGGTATCCCACAGTTCCTTATCAGTGAAGGGGAACTTGAGAAATTCAGGTCCGATTTCCACCTCACTGCCTTCCACAATGCTGCCAATCTCAATACCAATGATATCGGGATCGTCCAGAAGAGTTGGATCATTTGCTCCCTTGGATTCGTAAGAGACGTTGCGATCTTCAGTCAGAACCAAACGTGTCCACGGACCGCAATCAGTGTATTTATAAAGGGAACGACCAAATTTCCAGAAATTGTTGTCGTAATCGTCTGCACAGAGTTCTTTCGCGTTGTTGTATGTCTTCATGTTGTCAGTGTAGTCTAGTTTTTAATCCAATCTACATATCGTGATAGATTGTGGTGTCTCTGATAACTGTTAGATTATCCATCAAACGGTTTTTCCATATCCTATCTCTTTCACTCCCAACTTCTCTCACTACGTTTGTGATAATGTCTTGAAATGATGGATATTTGTCGTAATATCCAACATAATCCCCATAAAAACCATCGTATTGAATATCAATTTTCAATCCTTTTTTAAGTTCTCTTTCACGAACTGTGAATCCAAGTTCTTTTAATTGTTCCTTTGTCAAAGGTGTCATATTATTTTTCATGATATCCACTTGGGGAATGAATACATCCAAAACCGGATGCAGTGTTTCCACACCACCTACACTTGTTCTTACCACTACCATGCTTATGCTTCTTCACGGGACTAATGGTGCATCCCGATCCGTATCCTGTCTGCCCACAGAATTCACATTTCTTATCATCATCAAAATGCTCATGCTTTCCGTATGGGGAAGCGGGACAACCTAACCCATATGATTGGGATTGACAATATCTACATTGTGACATATTATTATTTATTGATTTAAGCGTTACGAATATTTTTTAATTAAAGGATGTTGTAACACATTATCATCAAACTTGATCCGCTTGTGCCATCCCCGAATGCGTTCTCCCTTGATATCATAGAAATGGGATATCCTACCGTTCGTAGTGTCAACCACATTGGAAAAGATATTAGCTGCTTTCTCCATACGCGATTGGTAATCCTTACCCAGAAACAGGCGATAGTGAATTTTCCAGAAGGTGGACTTGATCAGGTTGATTGTTGGATTGAATAGCTTCATTGTGGTATCAGTGTATTCTAGTTTTTAAGCGATTCCATCCACGTAAACCATTTCGTAATCATATATCTATCAGATATCAATTCATCGTGTAGGTTAATTCTAACCATGATCGTGTCAAAGTTCCAAAATACATCATGTAATAATGCACCATGACAGAATTCCTTTTCAAATGAATTGATATTCTCATCGATCAGATCATCCCAATCTTTCAACGTATTGATGAATTTGTTCATCATATCAGATTGTAACATTATATCTATTAAAATGAAGCAAGTAATTGTTAGTCCAAGATTCCCTCTTGGACTTCATAGATATTGGACGGCTTGCCTCGTTTTCCAGCGGGATTTTCCACCTTGCCTACCACGCTTGCCTTTCCCATCTTGATTAGGGTTTGAAGGAAACCGTTTACATAGACGGTATCCACTCCCAGCTTTTCACTCAGTTCCTTCACGGTTGTTTTCATATTATTATTGTATTCTAGTTTTTGTTTTACTTTGAGATAGAAATTTGTCCCACCAATGTTTCGGAAGAACGCTGTATCATTTTCCACTGATTCCGGTTCTTGGTCTGTCCAGATAAATTGATCTTCCTGATCATCGTCTTCCGGTGCTTGTTCAAATACTATTTTATACTGTTCGTCGCCAATGTCAATAATCTTTGCGTCCTCTCCAGTGGAATTTTTCCAATAGGAGATTTCCAGAGGCTTGCCGAGAAGGGCTTGGGGATTAAATGTTTTGTTCATGCTTTGTATTCTAATTTTTATTTTACAATCTTAAGCTTGCTTACGTCAACACCGAACTTAGCAGCAATGTCATCTAACGTCAGCTCAAGTGGTTTGGTGAGAGTGTTGAACTCTTTTTCTGATAGATACTTACCATCAACATACCATACTTTATATCCATCAGCAAATTCAACTGCTGGTCCATCAAGCCGATGAAGAATGGTCATCGATTTGTCTTTGTAGTAACGCTTGCAGCCGTTTTCATCAATTTGAATGTATTGTGCTTCTTGCATGTTTTTATTGTATTCTAGTTTTTATTTTACAATCTTAAGCTTGCTTACGTCAACGCCGAACTTAGCAGCAATGTCTTCTAGCGTCAGCTCAAGTGGTTCTGACAGAGTGTTGAACTCTTGTTCTGATAGATACTTACCATCAACAAACCATGCTTTACGTCCATCAGCACCTTCAACTGCTGGCCCATCAAGCCGATGACGCTTATCATCAACCCACCATTCTTTACGTCCATCAGCCCATTCAATTGCTGCCCCATCAAGCCGATGACATTTACCATCGACCCACCATTCTTTACGTCCATCAGCACCTTCAATTGCTGGTTCATCTAGACGATGACGTTTACCATCGACAAACCATACTTTACTTCCATTGGCATATTCAACGGCTGGTCCATCTAGACGATGACGAATAGTCATGGCTTTGTCTTTAAAGTAAAACTTATTACCATCTCTATCGATTCGAATATATTGTTTTTCTTGCATGTTTTTATTGTATTCTAGTTTTTATCAGAAAGCGAAAACCCCTTGGTCTTGCTCAGAGATAATTCACTCGCTGATAGTTCTTGTGATTATCTGGCAATTCTTGGGATTCGGTAGATCATCAAATTCCTCCACGGTGTTACTGTCAATGATCATAAGCAGAACCTTCAGGAATTCGCCATGAGATAAGATAATAATATTCTCGTCCTTAAAATTATTCTTGAGATATTCCAGAAAGACGAATGCCCTTTGATAAACATCGGCAAACGATTCACCTCCCGTTGGGCGACGATAGAAATCAAATAGGTGTTTACGCTCTCCCCGTGTTTTGAATTGCTCCACTTCATCCCGTAGATTTCCCCATTCACGTTCACGTATAAGGGCATTGAAAAACATGATACAGTCATCATCAATGTATGTTTTGATTATGTTTGCGGTTTCAACTGCTCGCACATATGGACTGGATATGATAATGGGATCATTGACAATATATTTCAAATCTTTGCCAACCTTCTCAGCCTGTTTCTTACCTTCCTCTGTTAGATTGATTTTCCAATCAGGCATTATATTATACGCTTCGGCATTTTCATTGCCTATTGAGCGTCCATGTCTAATTAAATATAATTTCATAATAATATTAATATCATTTAATTTTGATATATCTTTTATTACACTAATTCCTCATGTAAATTTCGATACTCCTGTATGATCTTCCATACAGCGGCAGCACCCCTACCAAACTTCTGCATCTTACCCTCTCCGACAAGCTCCCGAAGGAGAATCTCAGCGGTTTGACCAGACACCCCAAGCTTATCACTGATACTATCCAGAGTCAAGTGGGGAGGCTCATCCATGTTTAGGATTTCTTCCTTGCGAACATCGGCAGCAGGAGTCTTGTCTTTCTTAGTCTTCTCCTCTTCCACGGGAGCAACGTAAGCACCCTTGAAGTCAAAGCCATTGGAAGTCATCATTGCCATATGAATCTTGGTTTCCCCAAAGCGATTCTTATACACATGGAAGAGACGCATGGTATCATCCTCCTTATCCACCGTGACTTTCATGTTCACATCCACAGCATGGATGATATCAGTTCCACCCTTGGGCAGTCCTTGAGTGGTGATATGGAGAACAAACACCAGAACGCATCCGGTTTCCTTAGCAGTCGATAGAAGCAAATCTTGTGCGTATTGGTAGAACTCCCGCTTCTTCATTTTAGAATTGGAGGAACGAAGGGCTTGGAAGCTATCCACAACCATGAAATCGTAATCAGACATGGCTTCCGCAATATCCTCAACATTGCTGATATGCGCCACATCCACATCCGTAACACCTAAACGCTTGCAAGCATAAGCAATTTGGAAGTGAGATTCCTCACCGGATGCAATGGCAGCTTTCTTACCTTGAGTGGTAAGCATCTGAGCAATTAAACAATTTAGAGTACTTTTACCTGAGCCCGCTGTACCCGTCATCGCAATCGTGCTTCCCGGCATGAAACCAGAAAGATGTTCAGTGCCAAACATCAGGTCAATCTCAGGACATCCCGTATTCATCCGATTGAAATAGGAATCGGGAATCTCGATTGAGGAGCATTTTGTAAATTTGGTTTCAAGTGTTGATAAATTCATAACGACAATAGAATATCCTAGTTTTTAATTAATGTTTTGCCTGTGTCCCAAGAGTTCAGCCTTCTTGGGATTGATCGATCCCTGCGATGATTTTATCTGCAAGTCTGATCGCATTATTCTTGGTGAGACATAGGAAACGATGCGTCATCCTGCTTTTATCATTGAAGATAATAACAGGGTAAAATCCAATTTTTGTTTTACGGTAGGATGCTTTCATGAAGTTCAATATATTCTAGTTTTTAAGAACAATCTTATTCCTTACCATAAGCTGACTTATCGGCATCCACTCCGAAATCAATCCCACCATCCTCATAACCCAGACGGTAGAACTCGTTAGAGAGATCTTTCATCACATCACGAATTTCTTTCATGTTATCCTCATTACAAAGTCCCCTCTCATACAATACAGTTAGGGCTGTTTCAATCTTCATGTTTTCTTTTTTTATTTTTTCGTCGTTAATATTTATTATAATTTTACCATTATCCATCACCATCATTCCTCGATCCATCATATCATCAATGGTTGTATTGAACATATCAGTTCCATCCCATTTATCAAGGACTTCTTTGGGTTGATGGGGATAGGACATGATCACCCCCACCGTTCCTATCTCCGTAAGAGACAATCGCCCATCAAACAATTCAATTGGTAATATAATTTCTTTACTCATAATCAATGTAATTTAATCCATGATGCCAATGTGTCAATGGAGAAGATTCCCATCACATTTAAACGAATACACGCTTGGTAGAATTCTGCCTGTTTGAATCCCGAATCGGAATCGTAGATGAATGCCGTCTCATTGGGAGTTGCCCGAACATAGAATTCAGGTAATTTTTTGGATACTCCCCATCCCACCAGATTATTCAACAATCGCTGAATAGTATCATCCGAAGATTGTATCACGCCTGAAAATACAAAACCAAAGCTTTCGCTATGATAATATTTCAATTCGTGAATAGGTAATATTTTTTCTTCTACCATTATTGTATAATTAAAAAGTAAATATAATTAGTCATAACTCTTTAGAATTGATTCAAAGACTGGGCAATATGTATAATAATTATCAAAAGAATACACACGATTCCTAAAAAAGATATAGCAAATTGATTCATAATCAGGAATACCAGAAATTTCATCTATAATTGGATGAGATACATAGAAAAATTCTCCTTTATATGTATGTTTAACCACTGAACGAAGATCTTCAATGAATTGATCATACCAATCATCTGGTTCTTTTTGATGATTGGTATAAAATACATCATACTCGTATTTGCGGGCTACTTCACTTCCCATGAGGATACAGTCGAATAGCACTTTGTTTTTTACGTTTTCTAGATTGATTGCGAATTTTTCCATATTTTTATTTGTTTTTTTACTCTGGCGGCAACTTTGCAAAGACTTAATACTTATCTTCGACTTTCTTATTCAACTTATTGATTCGTTTCCCAACTTTCTCAATTCGGGCAGTAGCTTCATTTAACTGATCCTCTAGTAGCTCATCGTATTGGATATACATGTCACGCCAGCGTTTGGCTTCTTCTCGCCACAATTTGTTTTCAGCTACTAATTCGTCAACTCTTTTGAGCGTTTGATTATAGTTCTCTTCATTTACTTGTGCGCGTAATTTCCAGATTTCAGTTTCGTTTGTTTCCATTTTATTTTATGTGTTATTGTCATTTACCATCAAAGATATTTTTATCAATTACTTGCATTTTGTGGGTGATTTAAAAACCATTCTGGAGTCTCTCGTCTTGTCCATTTAGCAAAAGGAGCCTTATCACAGATATAATATAAACGATATTTGTCAACTATAGATGATGAATCGAATGATGGATGATGACGACAATTTTGATCTGCTGCGATTGCGATTGCAAATTCAGTGAGATCACCATCTGGCACTTGAGCTTTGTTTATATTATTGAATACCCAGTCAATAAAAGAAGAAACAAAGTGTGGATTATAACCACGGAAAAGCCTTTCTTGTTCTAGAGCGATGGTGTGATCCAACAACCATAACATATTTGCCAAATTCTTGCGAGTCCAAATGCTAGATGGATGATTCCAGTGAGAATACTTTCGAACTGTTCCTGCTTTTGTAAGCGGAGCAGTCTCAATATCTTTTTGAGAGAAACAGTTAGTGAGCATTTGAACACTCTCTAGAACCATCTTATTGATGTGAAGGTTGCACATTTGCTGTGCTGCCATTACAGGATTTTCGTCGATACAGAATATATTCATTTTTCCCAGATATTTGCTTCAGAACTTTTACCTCTGGAACTGCCCTCGGTATTCTCAAGTTCCTGTTCATTATAGAGGATGCCATCAATATAGTCAAGACCATTCGGGGATTCTTTTACAATAAATTTAAGCAATGATGGGTCAAATGATTCTGTTTCAAACGAATCACCAAAAATTGTTCCTTTCTCATAGGAATGATACTCCAGCACTTGATCTGGAATGTCCTCAAATTTAACATCTGAGCCAACATAATTAATACATTCATGTTTTTCCGCAAAATCTCTGAATTTTTCTTCAATGATTGTTTTCGATGATCCATCTTCAAACAGTTCTTCCACGAGAATAGAGCAAGAATCCAAATCGGGGCTATAATAATGCAAGAATTTTAAACTACTATCTTCAATATAGATAGATTCATTATCCTCAAGCAAGAAATTATGCTCATGGGGAATGTCGATTGATTCATCAGGGCTGAGAATATAATCTACAATATCAACCTCTTCATTCTTTTGTTGCTGAAACCAGTATGAATATTGATCTTCGTTTAAGCGTAGGAAAATACTTTCCGCGCCATGACCATTTAATGTTAATAAATATTTATTCATAATTTTTATCTTCAAATAATTCTTTAACGCTATCTTCACAAAAAGTTTGGTGAATTAGGATCGTCTTAAATGCAGTAATCCAATCATCTACATTAGCATCCCAGTTCAGTGTGAGAAGTAATGATTTATTGTGTATATAACTATCTACGGTGATTGTCGTTTTATCGTCTTTACTTGGTAACATATTATAATTCATTTAATTTTGAAATTAATCGTTTAATTTGCGTCTGAGAACAATCAGGTCGGTTTACATATTCTAATACTGCATCAACCGCAGCGCCACAACTTAAACCGCATAATTTATCTGCCGCCATAGAAACTGTTTCTTTGTGATTCTCGGTCGTATGATCACGGTTTTGAATATCAATCAAGTGATCCACAAGATCGGCAATGCCTTGATCATTGAGCAATACCATGTCAGCGTATGGTTTACCCTTGAGGCAATTCCATGCTAATTTAATACGATTACCCCACGATCTATTTTGTGGGTTAGAGTGGAACAGAGAAATTTCTGTGCCGAAATAATCATTGTATTCAACCCATAAACCTTCACTACCACATTCACATCTAAAAAATTTACCTTGCATGTTTTTATTATATTGGTGTTCCTTTATTTTACAATCTTAAGTTTGCTTACGTCAACACCGAACTTAGCAGCAATGTCATCTAAAGTAAGTTCAATTGGTTTGGTAAGAGCATTAAATTCTTGTTCTGATAGACGCTTACCATCGACCCACCATGCTTTATATCCATCAGCCCATTCAATTGCTGGCCCATCAAGACGATGAAGTTTACCATCAACAAACCATGATTTATTCCCATTAGCCCATTTAATTGCTGGCACATCAAGACGATGAAGTTTACCATCAACAAACCATGATTTATATCCACTAGCACCTTCAAACGCTGGTCCATCTAGACGATGACGTTTACCATCGACATACCATGCTTTACTCCCATCAGAAAATTCAATTGCTGCCCCATCAAGACGATGACGCTTATCATCAACCCACCATTCTTTACGTCCATCAGCATTTTCAACGGCTGGTCCATCTAGACGATGAAGTTTACCATCGACATACCATTCTTTACTTCCATCAACACCTTCAATGGCTGGTCCATCTAGACGATGAAGTTTATCATCAACATACCATTCTTTACTTCCATCAACACCTTCAAAGGCTGGTTCATCTAGACGATGAAGTTTACCATCAACAAACCATGATTTATTCCCATTAGCACCTTCAAACGCTGGTCCATCTAGTCGATGACGTTTACCATCCACAAACCATGCTTTATATCCATGAGCATATTCAACTGCTGGCCCATCAAGCCGATGAAGTTTACCATCAACATACCATGCTTTACTCCCATCAGCACCTTCAAACGCTGGTCCATCAAGACGATGACGAATAGTCATCGTTTTGTTTTTGTAGTAAAACTTATTACCATCTTTATCGATTTTAATGTATTGTGCTTCTTGCATGTTTTTATTGTATTCTAGTTTTTACTTTACAATCTTAAGCTTGCTTACGTCAACGCCGAACTTAGCAGCAATGTCATCTAAAGTAAGTTCAATTGGTTTCGATAGAGCGTTAAACGCTTCTTCTGATAGAAGTTTATCATCAACCCACCATGCTTTATATCCATTAGCCCATTCAAATGCAGGTCCATCTAGCCGATGCTGTTTACCATCGACCCACCATTCTTTACTCCCATCAGAAAATTCAAATGCAGGTCCATCTAGCCGATGAAGTTTACCATCAACAAACCATACTTTCTCTCCATTAGCATATTCAACTGCTGGCCCATCAAGCCGATGACGCTTACCATTAACCCACCATACTTTACTTCCATTGGCATATTCAACGGCTGGTCCATCTAGACGATGAAGTTTACCATCAACCCACCATGATTTATTTCCATCAGCCCATTCAATTGCTGGTCCATCTTGACGATGAAACAATGTCATGGCTTTGGCTTTAAAGTAAAACTTATTACCGTTGTTATCAATTTCAATATATTGTTTTTCTTGCATGTTTTTATTGTATCAGTGTTCCTTCTTAAGTAAATCTTTATTCTCAAAAATATTACCAATTACTTCTACGATATTCGATTTCTTGGTGATGAAAGGATATTCAACAGACATAATAATATTTTCAAATTTTGAATTTCCGTTAGGTGTTTCAATAATATCACCTTCATAAATGTCAACTCCATTCTTATCTTTTAGACCAGTGTATTGTTGAACGATGCATTCCTTGCCGCCTGATCCATTTAAAAGATTGTGAAATTCACCTTTTAAAGAAAGAACATAATGTCCTTGGTATCCTTCATCACATTTGATGAATCGTTCTTCTAGTTTATCCCATACTCGGAATTTTAGTTCTCTGCTCATTTTAATAGTGCTTCAATAATTTTCTCAGCATTCTCTTGAATCGATGGGTATTGAAGAGCGTTGAATCTTTCACCGTGTTTAGCGATGAATGCTTGCCAATCAGCAAGAGCTTCTGGAGTTAATGTATTTTGGGATGGTCGAGCTTCACTTGCTTTACGAATGATATCGATCAATTGATCTTCTTTTTCTCTTGCTGCTGCTGTAATTTCTGCCTTATAAGGGTATACTTGTTGACGAATAGAAGTGCATCCTTCAGCAACTTTAACTAACCACCAACCTTGACGTAGACCATCATAAGCACAAGGATCATTATCTTGAACGTATTTACGGCCAACTTTCTTATAGCGGATTCCATTCATTTTATTGTAGATTTTTGTTTCTGCATTCATTGTAGTGATCCTTTCGCTTGGTCGTCGTTGTCCAAAGTCATCTTGAATCCAACGCCAGCAGCTTTGTGATACACGATGATTCCTTCAGGGTTCATGAATCCTGCTGCGGCTTTGCTGCCAGATAAACCAAGAACAGTTAAGGTATCATTTACAAACGCTGTGTCGAAGATACCCTCATAAAGGATTGGCACTACTTTACAGCAAGCGGGCGCGTGTTCCGTAAACTTCTGCGGAACTGTTGGGTTGTCGTTCAAGATTGCGTAGGTCGGCTTATCGTGTTCAACCCAACGGCTAGCGTTGAAGAGCGAGAAGAAACGCTCGCCTTTCTTGAAACCGTAGTTCCGTTGGATGCCACTACCCCACCACTCACCGAAGTGATGTCCTTCGCCTAATTTGACAAGCTTGTCGGCGTGAAACCATACCCATTGGGCAAACCCAAAGTTGTCTTTATCTGGTGTGATCCAACGGGTGCGCGAGCCAGCTTTGATATTCCAGACTTTTCCGTCTTCATCCGAAGCACTTGTAAAACCCTCTTCAGCTTCAGTATTGAGAATTGGGTCATAGATATAGATGCTGGCATTAGTGCCGTCGATCTTTTCGGTGATGACGCATTCGCGTCGAAAGCGAGCCATTTTAGGGAACGGTTTAAATTGCAGTGTGTTCATATATTTGTTTGTTTAGTATTCTTCGCCTTCACTTGGCGTTCTATATAGTCTATCAATCTTAGCGAGACAGTCAAGCATTGTTTCTTGGCTGAGAGAAATATTTCTTGCAATATAAATCACTGCACAAATACTGTCCAATAAGAAAAGTTTTTCTTCTGGTGTATAATGATGAATCATTTTCAGTTCTGATAAATCATATTTCTCTTTCATAGTGTTATTGTAGGGGTATTCCTTACTTAGCGAAATAGGTATAAGTTCCGTATTCGTCAATTCGGATTGCAGCGGGTGGAGCGCAACTAGAGATCATAACAGCTAGGCAAATGATGGTGATTACTTTCATTTTAGTTATCTTACTTTACAATCTTAATCTTATTAACGTCAACGCCGAACTTAGCAGCAATGTCATCTAAAGTAAGTTCAATTGGTTTCGATAGAGCGTTAAACGCTTCTTCTGATAGAAGTTTACCATCGACCCACCATGCTTTATATCCATTAGCATATTCAAATGCAGGTCCATCTAGCCGATGCTGTTTACCATTAACCCACCATTCTTTATGTCCATAAGCATCTTCAACTGCTGGTCCATCAAGCCTATTAAGTCTACCATCAACATACCATTCTTTGTCTCCATTAGCATATTCAATTGCTGGTCCATCTAGTCGATGACGTTTACCATCCACAAACCATGCTTTATATCCATGAGCATATTCAACTGCTGGTCCATCTAGACGATGAAGAATAGTCATCGTTTTGTTTTTGTAGTAAAACTTATTACCATCTCTATCGATTCGAATATATTGTTCTTCTTGCATGTTTTTATTGTATTCTAGTTTTAATTATCGAGCTTGTCTAGCATTGTCAAGAATGCTATCCACATCTTTTCTCAGTTGAACGATAAGGGCAAGTAAATGTTCGATTTCTGCTTCGATTTGTATGTTTGTCATATTAATAACGATTTTTTAAACGAGTAAGAACATTTTTATTCTGCTCCAAGATTTCATCAAGCATATTAAAACAATATTCTTTCCAAACTTCCTCTGTAATGATTCCATTTTGAACTTTAGCGAACATCTCGTAGTATTGGTCGTTTTCCATACAAGGATTATGCCATTTATTGAGATTTTGTCAAGCTTTTCGATGCTCTTTTATTTCCTCAATCTCTAAAATTGTGGCATAGCATCCATCAGAATCAGCCCAATGGCTTGCGTGAAAGTGTCCATGATACGACTTCGATGGTTGGCAAAGTTTAATTAATTCGTTATGTTCGATACGCTCTTTGTAGCACAAGTCCCAAAGCGTTGGATCTTTTTCACACCAACTACTAATGCCTTCCTTATCAAAAGAGCCGATCCAGCTTGGGGCAGAATGCGTAATGAGAACATCACATTTTTCAACCAATTCTGGCTTTAAAACAAAAAGCTCATCACTCCAGTAGCTCAATCCTTCTTTTCTAAAGACACGATCAATACTTACTGCTCCACCAACGAATAGAAATTTTTCTTCGTTAATGATTTCGGTATGATAATCGGGGAGCAATTTAAAATTACTTAAATCTATTCTATTTGGTCCACAGAAATACTGTGGATCATCGTGATTGCCCCGAATCGACATAAAAAGAATTTGACGCTCTGAGAAGAATTTATTCATAAGAGTGCAGCCTTTAAGTTCACCTGCTGGTGAGCGATTAAACCCCACACCTAAGTCACCTACACAAATTAATATACAGTCTCGTAGATCAAGATCTGTTATTTTTTTCTCAAAACGAGCAAAGGCTCCGTGAATATCTCCGATAATGTAAGTAGGTTTGTTCATGATGTAATATATTTTTGTTCTTTTAAATAGTGGATGATGTCGTTTTGCTGTGATTTTGTATAACTTTTCTTAAGCTTTCTTCTTGCTTGTATAGTAGAATAGTTTTTGTATGCTCGTCCGAAACTAAAATGAAAGATGAGATTATGTTTAGGAAAAATCACATTGTTACCATTAACTTCGTAACGCATATCTAATTGCATTACTGCTCCTTTTCAAATAAAGCTTTTAATCTCTCGTATTCAGAATGATCTCGGGTCATTTGTCGCTCTAAGCTTTCCTTATCACGCCTCATTCGGTTTTCATATTCAAGATCAGTTTCAAAACGTTTACCACGAAGCTTGAGGTGATACCCGCCTTCATAACAAGAATCTTCACTGATTTGCAAATCAGTCCAATCCTTTGAATATTTTTCTTGTAGTGATCGAAGATATTCAATTGCTTCATCAATACTCATCTCGTCTAAATAAAGATCAGTAAAATCTTTCGTGTGAATTAATTTTTGCATAGTGTTTCTTTGATAATATTATATAGCGGCAGTCCAATTATAATCAACAATAAAATAAGCAATTCAGGATTGCTTTTATAAAATGCCCATTCTGATTTTAATTGGTATTTAAAGTCTTCCCATTTCATAATTTATTTAAATTTTTATCCAACAATCCAAGCACCCAATCCAATCTGAATTGAGCATTAAAGCGATCACTGATGTAAAACAAATTACCACTAATATCTTCTTCACTCTTATAACCATAGGTATCTAGCGGACTTCTTTCGTCACGACCATAATAATCAGTAGTGGCAAGCCATTTGGACTGTGCAGCAATCACTCCTACATAAGGACGAACAATATCTTTTGCAGTTTCTAAAGATACACCATGTGTATAAAAATTACTAAATACATGCTTAGTCAAAAGCTTATAACGCAATTCGGATTTCTTTTCGAGACGATTTTTGGTCTTTCTTTTCATATTATTTTATCTTTTTGTTGTTCGTAATCCCAGAAATAATTTTCATTGTTACCTAGACGCGCTTTACCCCCACTTTCAACAGAGAAAGTCCGTGTTGAAACAAGGAAATCTGGCTTGAGTAATGTGGGAGGTGTAAGGCTTTCGTCAACCCATCGACATCTATTATTTGGATACAATCCAATTTGACCATTTGGTAAAACAACACAGTTGTGTGATTTGTGTTCTTCCGGTGTTTCTGAAAAAGATAAATCTGGTATGTCTCTATCTAAATGGATAGAGTCAACTGTAAATAGATACTTACAGTTGTTTGAAACAATACCTGATCTGTGTTTAACCTCTACAGCCATAGTATCAAGAAATTGCTTTTCGATTATTTTAATATCATAATCGAAACTATCCCAGTATTGTAGATCAGTTAAAGGCAAATCAGGATCTGGCTTTCTCGGTTTAGTGGGATTATTACTTTCATAATTTAGAAATGCTGATATAGGTAGCTTATCATACAATGCTCCATAATCAGGAAGATATGTTTCAAAGTAAAAACTTCTCCTCCAAATTGATTTTAAAGACACCCACCAGCCTTTAACATACTCGCCATGTCCGTCTCTTAAATCTCTAAGGTATTCTTTACGTATCCATACTTTTTTTGGTGGTAGATTAATAACATTCATTAGAAGTCCCTTTCTGTGGTCATATAATACATAGTAAGCTCCGCACCAGCTTCAATATCAACTTGTGTGTAGATATTGCCTGTTCTCCTATCCCAGAAACAGTTGGGTGTGTTTGAGTGATTTATATAGTATCCTTGATACAGCATAAATAAAGGCGCGTCAATACAAAAATTGTCATCATACCCATCTGTCATGCTATAAACATATTTTTGAATAGCTGGATCTAAGTCGTTAAATTCATCGTAGCGAAACACAAATTCTGATTCCATATTACAAAACTCCATAAAAGCCTTACAGCCTTTAATAAGAGTGTCCTTAGGTATATTAACCAAAGCAAACACACCAATGCCTGCACCAGTTATTTTACTAGGAGCTAATTTTGTTTGCTGCTCGTATATTAATTTTTTTATTTCTTGCTTTGTCATATGTTTATTATATTGTTGTTCCTTTTATAGATACATTTTACTATGTTTGTCTGCATTGTCAAGGATCTTTTGTTCCTCGACGAAAGAATCTTCCTGTTTATCACATTCATCACAGTATCTTTGCAGTTCAATAAATGGATCTTTATCTGTGGAAAAAACTTTATCAAGAATTGAGTTTGCAATCTTACTTTCCAGATCTTCTAGCTGCATTCGCAGTTTAAGATTCTCTTCAATCAATAATTCTGGTTGATGCTCTTCATCAGTCAATTCTCCTAAAGCCTTCAGAGCAATCATACGACAGGTTTCTGCTTTGCGATTCTTTTTGGCAATTTCTTGTAGTGACTCGATATAATGAGCGCAATGGCGTTTCATATCCTCAAGATCATGTTCTTTATCAGTTGGCTTATAGTTTGGGACAGTTCGCAAGATGTGGTTCAACATCTCAGTAGTTGTAAGATCTTTCTTTGCGCCAAAGCCAGCATAATATTTATAGGTCATTTCAATCTCTCCTTGCAGAGCGTCTAATGCTTGGACAGACTTAGCATTTTTATTTATAGATTCTTGACAAATGTATAGTAAATCATTAATTTCTTTTTGATATTGTTCAACTGGTTTAACAAAAGCATCAAATTCTTTTTTTGATAGAAACTTGCCATTAACCCACCATTCTTTACGTCCATTAGACCATTCATATGCTGGCCCATCGAGCCGATGCTGTTTGCCATCAACAAACCATATTTTACTCCCATCAGCAAATTCGACTGCTGGTCCGTCAAGACGGTGCTGGATATGCATTTCCTTTTCTTTATAGAAAGACTTATTTCCGTCTTTATCAATTTTAATGTATTGTTCTTCTGGTGTCATAGTTTTCATAGGTTAAGTGGTTTCGACAGAGCGTTAAATTCTTGTTCTGATAGACGCTTACCATCGACCCACCATGATTTACTTCCATCAGCATCCTCAATGGCTGGTCCATCTAGACGATGACGTTTACCATCGACATACCATTCTTTACTTCCATCAGCCCATTTAATTGCTGGTCCATCTAGTCGATGACGTTTACCATCAACCCACCATGCTTTATATCCACTAGCCCATTTAATTGCTGGTCCATCTAGTCGATGACGTTTACCATCAACCCACCATGCTTTATATCCACTAGCCCATTTAATTGCTGGCTCATCAAGACGATGAAGTTTACCATCAACATACCATGCTTTATATCCACTAGCACCTTCAAACGCTGGTCCATCAAGCCGATGAAGTTTATCATCAACCCACCATTTTTTACCTCCATTAGCATATTCAATTGCTGGTCCATCTAGACGATGACGAATAGTCATCGTTTTGTTTTTGTAATAAAACTTATTACCGTCTTCATCAATTTGAATATATTGTTCTTCCATATTTTTATTATATTAGTGTTCTTTTAATTCGATGCTTGCGCCATACCAGCAGTTGCAGCCCATGGTTCTTTTGGAATCAATCTCTACAATCTCCAGATTGATTATTTCATTATCTCTTTCAAGATAGAAACTTAGAGAATCATCGAGTGCTGGGTGTGATCCCATTTGACTGGCAATAGCTTGTAGTTGGGTGATGAATTCGGTTAATTTCATGGATACATTTTACTGTGTTTGTCTGCATTGTCAAGAAACTCTTTGGTCTTTTTGTTTCGACACGCAACCATCTCTTTAAACTTTCTCAATTGTTCTACGGGTGGTTGTAGTTCATCCCATGATGCTGGAATTGCTTCGGCTAATGAATATGCAGCTTCTCTCCAGCCATCACGCTCACGTTCCAACTTTCGTGAGTGTTTGAACATCTGCGCGAAATCTGATCCGCCAACCTCTGGTTTTTTCCAAATGTCATCTCTAAGGTCATCTGTTTCTGGTGTGTCAGTCATTGTTCCCATAGGTTCAGTGTTTTCAAGAAAGCCTCTGCTCGTTGCTCAGCGGTTGCATTCGTAATCCATCCAGCATCATCATTGCGGTTATATTCAGCCTCTCCAATAACGATTGAATACAATTCAGATTCAAATCGTTCTTTTTCAGATGGGGATAATTTCAACCAAGCAGCGTGCATTGCGTTGAGATCCTTTGGGTAGTTAGGGGGCCACGATCTCGCCATGCCCCCTCCGTTGGGGGTCCCCCACAGACGGAACTTAATCTCCTCCCCGTCATAGAGCATCACCCTGTCCTCGTAGGTGTAACCTATGGCCAATGCAATGGCTGTAATTTGTTCTTCTGGTGTCATGGTTTGATTAAAGATTCCAGTGCTGCATCTGTAATTGTTTCCATAGGTTAATGAATATAAATTGCTTCACAGTCAAATGGAAGATCATCATAGTCAGCAACTTCATGCTTACCATAATACCATTCATTGTGTGCGTTAAGTTTGACTCTGACTTGACCAGCCTGTTTAGCTTCATCAACGCCACCTTCATAGCCGCTAACAATTACCATCAGAGATGGGTCACACAATTGAAGTTTTTCGATTAGTTCTTTGACTTTCATAACTTTATTATATCAGAGTTCCTATTCGGTTCTACCTTCCCAATCAAATGCCCAAATACTAAAGAATGGTAGATCCCTCTCTATATCATACACCTCAAGTTCTTCTAACCAAACATACGCAGAGGAAGAATTAAGTTGTGTTTTACGTACAGTATACTCTTGTTCTTTGGTCAAATATTTTTGATCATCCACAACATTAGTAAACCAGCCATGTTCACAAGGCCACTTGAACGTGATCTTTTGACCATCCTTGGGTAATCCCATCGCTTCTTTATCGTTTTCAAATACACTCATGTCCATAGTCTTTCTCATAGCTCAAGTATACTCGATAATTTTTCGTTATCAAGCTTTTTATTTAATTGTTTAACATTCATAATTTATTTTTTTAAGTCTTAAGAGCTGAAGGTGGGATTCGAACCCACGGTGCGGAAACCATCCTGCTTACAAGGCAGGTGCAATCGACCACTATGCGACTTCAGCGTTATTAAAAATTGGCTCCCAGTTTCTGAATTGAACAGAACTCACACGGATTAACAATCCGGTCGCACGCCTTGTGCGTTACTGGGAATTATAACTTAACTCTATTAGGAGTTATACATTATTTTAGTCTCTTTGTTTGAGATGTCAACTATAAAAGTTATTGAACAGGTGAGTCGCTACTCTCACTTCTTACATTTCTCTCTGACATTCTCTGTTGTTCTTTTAAGATATGATTTTCTGTTGCAAAATGCGAGTTTGCTTCTCGAAGATTCTCTAGATCTTTAGGCAAACAAACCATATCTTTGTGTTTTACTAGCTTATCAGCATAGTCTTGCGCTTCTTTAAGTTGCCCCTCTAGTTCTTCAAGACGATCAGCAGCTTCTGAAATCGCTAAGTTAGCTACTCTATCTTCCGATTGAATAGCCTCTGCCAAGATTCGCATAGCAGCAACTAATGTTTTTGTATCACTTTTAATCATATTATTCTTCCCAATCTTTAATAAAAAATGCTGGCGTAGAATCCCCAACCCACGCACCAAGTTGATTGAACTCATGAAATTCAACAGCATCTTCATAAGTCATTCCTTCTGCCATCAACTTTTCGATCACCGCATCTTGATCATAAAGAAGAAAAGGTTCTGATCCGAATCTAATAACTGCGCCCATGATGCAGTCATCATAGCCATCCATTTTAATTAGGTTTTCCATTTATTTATATTTTATATTCACAATCAATGCCAACAAGCTTCTTCATACATCTAATTCTCTACGTGTCTCAAAATCCCAAGGATCGACACCAATCTCTTTCAAACGGGAGTCATATGCATCGCTAGACGCATCATGCGGATCTGGAAGGTTCCAATATCCAAACCATTCGTCCACTTGACCTTCGACTCGCAGCCGTGCTTTCTTATCAAAAAGCGTTCGGTTACTTTCGCAATAACCACAGCTACCATGATTGCGGCATGAGCAGTCAAATGCCTTTGAGCCACGGTATGGCTTGCGCTTTTCTTTCTTATTAAGGATTGCTTTTTCTAATGACATAGTGTGGTGTATTGCCTTACGAGATTATTATACAACAAAAAGACCACTTGTAAAGTTCTTTTTTCAGTGAAAATGCATATTTTTTATTATCTGCGTCTGTGGTTGAAATTTGCACAGTGTGCGCTGTCACTTACTTGTGTGTATAGATCCTCAAGTGCTTCATCAAGTGTGAAGTAATTTTTAAGATTAACTTCCCATTCATTGCGTAGGAATGCACCGTTGGTTGGAGTGCCAGTAATCAGCCTCTTACCTTTCTTCATTACAGTTGTGGATAGGTAATGTCCGTTAGGCTGTTTGACTTCAATAAGTCCGATTGTCTGATCTTTAATTTGTGTGGTCATATGGATAATTGTCTGCTAAAGTATCGTGTATGGTATTCAAATAATCTTTAAACTCTTCAGTTTTTAAGGCTTTCAAAGACAAAATCATTTAGATTTGGTTTTTCTGGTCTGTCACTCATTGTTCAAACATAATTGGTCCACACATAAGTGTAATTAAGGTGAAGAACAATGAAATACTTCCAATTGGAATATAACCGAATTGCAATGCCATTCCACCCAAAAGTCCTAATAATAGACTACAAATTCCTGTTTTAATATATTTGTTCATTTATGGTTTATCTGCTGTTATTTGTTTTCATTGTGTATAAGGATTATAAATATTAAAATTATTATAATAATGCACATATTTTAGAATTTTATAAGTTTAATCAAAGGTTGGAACCCCACCCTCATTTCAGGGTGGGGTATTTACCTTAGAACGATGTCACACCATTCATTCGCATCTCTGTTGCCAGATCACGAACGTCAATGGGATACACTCCAACTGAGTGTTGGTTCTTTTTGATGGTTGCAGATGCACCACCTCCCAGAATGTGAAACCGCCCATCGGGAAGTTGCACCATGTTTACCGTGAAAAGCTTTGTCCGTTTACGCTGATCAGGGCTACGTAGCCATTGCTTGTTTTTACGTTCCGATGTTTCTTTTTTCACTTTATTATTTGTTGTCATATTATTGTTTTTGTTTGTCTTATTGGAGATACGCATATTGTATTCTAGTTTTTAAGAGTTCACCATACGCAGCACACTTCAAAAGCGTGGTCACATTCTGGACAATTGACTTCCAGATTATTACTGCGTTCAGTATTATGTGCAGGAATGTTCAACCACCCACGACTATCCCAAAAATCAGGATAATCTAAGAGATTAACATACGTTTCACATTTAGGACAATCACAATTAAGAGCGACTTCCCATTGGGCTTCTATTGAAGATGGTTGTTGTTTCACCTTTTCAATGCTTCTATGATTTCTTCCATACCCTGAATGATTTCCACATTATCCCCATCCTCAATCACCAGACGGGGAACAGCACGAATACCATGTTTGCGGAACCATTCAATGTTTTCGGGATTTGTGTAATCCTTGATCTCTACCTCCAACTTCTCCTTTTCAATTCGGGATTTGATGGTGTAGCAGGGACCACATGTGTTACTTGTTGCCAATGTAAATATTTTTTTCATATTATTTTCAATTCAAAATCTATTAATCCTCCACGTTCTCCATCTTATAATGACTGTTTGCGGTTGTAATGTAAGTCACTCCATCGCTCTCATCAATTTTCTCTACTTTAGATGTATGCATGATTCCACTGACCAACACCCCATTACGGTTCCAGCGTTTAATGATGATAGAGTTCCCAACTTGGACTTCTCCGATAAGCTCTCCCACGACCCAATAATCCACAGGAGGGGATTTGCCTTCGTTGTATTGTCCCCATGTGCAACGTTCTTGGTCAATACGGTATTCCTCGACAGTGGAAGATTGAATCACTTCACTGTCGGTGTTAATATTTATTTTCGTTAATTTTATCATATTTTTAGTGTAATTCTACTTCTTCTCCCATAATCCATCCCCCATCCTGTTCCCCATGACTACCCCACTCCCAATAAAGTTCGTTTGGTTTATGTCTATTTCTACCTTTAGCATTGGGATATTCCATACGGACATGTTTACGAAAAGATATTTTATTTTTAAATGCTTCCATAATAACACCATCATTCCCAATACCGCCGCATTTTAAAACATATATTTTTGACATGCTTAGAGTGTATTCTAGTTTTTACGGGCTTTCGCCCCCCTTTTAACCACATCCACTCTTACCTTGGTAATCCCTTTTTTCAGAAAACCCAACTTATTCGCAGCAGCTTTGGAAAGATCAACGATTCTCCCGCGAACGAATGGACCCCTATCCGAACATTTAACCATTACGCTTTTACCATTGGATAAATTAGTGACTTTAGCAATCGTGCCAAATGCAAGTGTTCTGTGAGCAAATGTATATGAATAATCTCTTAAGGGGATTCCGCTTGCTGTATGCGTCCCCCCGTTCGTTCTAATAGAGTAATGGGATGCGATTCCATATTCTTGAGAGAATCCAATTTTAATTGTCGCTAGTAAGATTAATAGTATTTTCATAATTTATGTATTTATCAAGGATAATCATGGTATTCTAGTTTTTAATAATCCAGTCCATGATCTCCATCTCGAAAGATTTCCGGTCTGAAATACTCCCTTCTTGCAAGTAGATGAAAGATTCGGGATGTTCCGAATCCCACCCACACCACACCTCAATCACATCTTTATCATTCATTAAGAAGGTGTATCCTCCTATTGCCGCTTCGTATTTTTCACTCATCACAGTCTATTAATTATTTTTTTCATGATCTGTTTAAATCTGTATGTTGCCTTGTTGTTGGGAATATTTTTCCAATGCGCGATCAATTCTGCAAACCACTCGGAATGGTTGGTGGCAGAATAATCAGTGGGTAATCCCAACTTCTTGGCGATTGCCTTTCGATATTTTTCATTTTCAGCACCTTCCAAATTTTCCCGTTTTTTCTGTTTAATGGATCGAAAGAATCCGTCCAACATGTTCTTATATTCTTCCTGAAGGTATTTTCCCGTTTGCCTAGATACTTTTTTTTCTAGGAAGTGTGCATATTCATGGGCATAAATCTCATAATCATCAGAATACTTCTGATCAATGTAAATCAAACGATCCCTATAGACACCAGCAGGATCATCTCCACTTCCTATAATATTGACACCCTTTGTTCTTGGGTTTTTACCACTATCAGTGATAATGAACTTTGGTTTTCGATTGGGGATAATGTCCTTATAATCACGGATAATTTTTTTGACCGTATTTTCAACAGATCGTAGATTTACGGAACCTTCGGTAAAATTGTATGTTGCATATTGGTCGGTGTAAACCTTAATACCAAAGATATTTGATATGATGATCGGTTTTTCGATTTTATCTCTTAAATATAAATCCTTGAGTTCATTTTCCCTCTCCTTGATCTTGTAATCCTTCCATGTCTGGATACGTTCGGGTTCAACCCCAAGCTTTTCCATCTTACGAATTTTAGATGCGTCCTTTCGGGGTAATTTTGATTTCTCATCCTCAACCCATTGCTTATTATTTGACACATCTTCAAGTTCCTTCTTACGAAGAGGATTGCGTTCACGCCTTTCAAATAGTGTTGAAAACAATTCCATTATCCTCTAATCGTTTGACCAAGCGTGGAGATATTTGCTTTCCCCGCCGTGATCATCACTTGTTCCACTCCAAACGAGTCATCATTTAAAGCTACAATATTAAATCCGCTTTGCCAATTACAGTGATTGCCGTAAATTGGATTGAGATCACAAAGACAACCCGATTCAAACCCATACACTTGTTTTTCAGGGCGACTACCAATCGCTGGAATGCGTCTGGCCGTACTACCCACACGATGGGTATGTCCATGCATAATACTAGCACCCCATTTCTCAATCTCACCCTTGGCGGAAGCACCGCCAGCATTTCGCACAGTGGTTCCATGAGTCACAATCAATCCATTCAGATCGACATAATCGACATGCTCCACACGATTCTGATATTCTCCCATAAACACGTTCTGATAACTCAGCTTATCTGTGATATCTGGCAACGATGCAAGTTCCCCCAAACGTTCCGATAGATAGCGTCTCCATCTACCATCAATGGATTGTCCACTATGATTAGACACCGTTTCATAAATCTTAGCATTTCCCGAAATGGAGATAAGCTGATCAAGGAATTGATGGTATGCTTTACGCTCATCCAAAAGACTCCAATGTTTCTTGATATCCTTGGGATATCTAGAGATGGCAAGCATATCCATTGTATCACCATTGAGAATGATAGTGCGCGGTTGAAGCTCTTCAATGGTAGAAAGAAAGATATTGATTGCGGATTCATCATGACATCCAAAGTGAAAATCAGAACCAACAACCGCATAATCATTTAAAGCAGATTGTTCAATCTTACCATATTCCCACGCATCAACTTTGATGGGAGAAAGTTGAGAAAGAAATTCAAACACCTCGTCCTCCGTCTTCTTAAAGCGTTGCGGGCGTTCCCTTTGAAGATTGGGGGAAACATATCCTTGGTCTTGGGCAGGTGGTATAAATCCCGTGTCATCACTCTCCACTGCATATTTTCGACACCAATCTTGAGCAGTGCTTTTGGGAACTCCAAACGTGTCGAAGATCATGGGATAACTCCATCCCTTTTCAACCCGTGCTTTTACTACCTGATCTTTAATATTTTCCATTAGTTATTTGTATTGTTTTATTATTTAGTAGAATATTTCTGTTTATAGTGTTCTACAGTCTTTTTCAAAGCTTCGGAATGATCCCACAATTCAAATTGCCTACGGTAATTAAGGCTATCCACCGCATACCGGAAATCATGTCCCTTTCTGTCTTCGACGTATTCAATATCAGCTACCTTACCAAGAATTTCAGCAATGTCAACAATCATTTCCAAATTTGTCTTGTCCACCTTTGATCCAATATTGTAACGATAACCAGCCCTGCCCCCCTTTGCTATTTCCAAAAGGGATTTATTGTGGTCATCCACATGAATCCATTCACGGATATTCTCTCCCGTGCCATAGACAGGAATCTTGTTACCTTGAACCATATTACGAATCACTGTAGGGATGAACTTCTCATCCGCCTGATGCTTACCGAAATTGTTACAACAATGAGTGGTGATGATGTCCAGTCCATAGGTGGTGACATACGAATTGGCTATTAGATCGGCAGATGCCTTGGATGCAGCATACGGGCTACGAGGAGCAAACTTACTTTTCTCATTGAAAGGTGCTTCATACTTTTCCAGATGACCAAAGCACTCATCAGTTGAAACCGAACACAATCTAGCTTGTGGTTGATGTTGTCTTACCCATTCCAACAGGGATACCATTCCCATCACATTATTCTCAATGAAAGGTGCTGGTCCACTAATACTGCGATCCACATGGGATTCCGCTGCAAAATGGAAGATGTAATCGAATTTCAAATCTCCATGTGTTGATACCAAATAATTCATATAACGGATATCACATTTCAAATGTCTATATTTATTGTTATGGGATAATAGTGGGTTGAATTCCCTACTACCAACACCCATTTTATCCATATTTACAACAGTGATGTTATTATATTTTTGTAGAATATATTCAATAAAATTACTACCTATAAAACCACATCCACCAGTGCAAAGAATCGTTTTGTTTGATAAATTAACCATAATCTCCCTTACTTTACCCTTGAATATTAGGAAGTCAAGATAAATATCTCCATGGATTATGACGATGATGAAGAATTGGATAATGAAGTGAACGATATTATTTTCCAGATCAAGAACCAATCGAAAAATATTAAACAAGCTGAGAAAGAAAAGATTCCTTTGGATAAGGAGAATATTTCTGATTTCATTATTCAGAATGCTGCCAATATCGTGGGAACTGGTGTGGAAATTGTGGAAGAACTAAAACGGGAGATTTTAGCAGGGGCAGATTCCAAGCTGATTGAATCATACTCAGAGCTTATCAAGGCTTGTAATTCAGGTGTTGAAATTCTATTAAAATTTAAAATAGCGGAAGACAAAAACAAGAATCAGAAGGAAATCGCTCAAATGAATATTGATGCGAAGATTACTAAGAACGAGGATGATGAAAACACCCCAAAACTCACGTTCACCAGAAATGATATTCTAAAACTTTTGGAAAAGAAAGAAGAGTCACCGATAGTTGATATTTAGATTCCGAATTGACCTTCCACGGTATTCAATAAGTATTCTTTGTTCTTCTCAGGATTCTCCACCTTGAGAATAGTGTCACGGGTGTCATAAACATCCCCATAGATATCCAATTTGAACAGTTCTTCCTTATCGCCATCAACCACGATCTTATCAATTTCGTAAGCACTGGCAACTGAATCGTTCTTTTCAGAATCAAATGGTGTGTATGATTTACGATCTTCAAAAATACGATAATGTTCTTCCCCAATCATCTCTTTCACCTTATCAAATATCTTTTGACGCGCATCCCCTAATTTAACGCGCCAGAACGAATCCTTGACCACAAAGCTACCGTTTGACTTAGTTACCCACTTTCCAGTCTTCTCCTCGTTGTAGCGATCTTCTGACTTCTTATCAGCTATCGGGAGTGTGTTGTCATGAATCACTGCCATTTCCATGGATGAACGGAACATTTGCTCCACCTGATCATTGGAATTTACAATATTGTTCTGAGAGAATTCCGGTGTTTTATTGTAAACATCCACAGGAACGTCCAGAGGAACAATATCATCAGCGTAGAGTGTGGTGTTGTGGCGAGTGGATTGGTTGTTGCCTACAATGCCTAAAATATCAGGAATCGTAACAAAATATTTTTTATCTTTTGACAATTCTTGTGTTTGGGCAGCTAGGGGACCATTTAGGAGATGTCTCACATAATAATCAATATCCCATGTCTCCAAATCCTTCCCTTCCTCATCCAACTTATTGATAAATTTCTCCAACTGCTTCAAACCCAATTCATAAATCTTCTTGAACTCAATCATGAATTCAATATCTTTTTCTGTGAATTGATCCAGATTTTGGATTTGTTCCAAATCTTCCTTGGAAAAGCACAGTCCTCTTAAAACTTCAATATTGGATCGCATATTTATTATTCAGCGTCAGATTTTATCTTTAGATTTGGGCCACCATATGTTTTACAACACAAAAATTCATTCGTGTAACCGTCTCCTAGAAAAATGTGTCTCAATTCATGGACAAACCATCTGCCAAGTAGCTTTTCATCGCTCTTCTGCTCGTATTCCCCCACCTTGACAATATCAATAAATTTGCCTCCCTCTCTGTTGGCGGAACCAAGATTGGCGAAGACCGCTCTTAAATTATAAAATGTTAATGTATTAATCATTTCAGCTTCCACCATTTTTTCTGAATCCTCTACAGGGTAGGGAGAACGAAAATGTCGGAATTTCTGCTTGGTGTTATTGTTTTTGACTACGAATGGTTTGGGTTCTCCTCCAATTGCCTTGAATGATTTTACAAATTTTTTCTCCCATTCCTTTTCAATATCTTCCAGCTTCTTGATCCTTGTCTTATGAATACCTAGAATTGGATCATATCCATAGATAATTGTATTGATGAAGAAATCATTGTTGATCCCATACATGGGAGTGGAATAACCAATGTTCTTTATACCATTATTATACTCACTAACCTCTGCATCAGGAGGAGGGTTGTTATCATTGGACGTATCTCCCACATCGGCAAAATCAGATAAAGTAAAAGCTTCCATCACGCTGTCCTTGTTCTTCTCAAATATCTTGGAAATCAAACGAAGCTGATATTTACTTTTTTCTTCATTGAAATGTATAAATCCCTTCACATACATATCCCCATCCTTGGCATAATAATGTTTAAGTAAATAATTCATTAAATCCATGTAACGAAATGTTAGGGGAGGGTAATATGTCAGAGTAAAATCACCACTCTCCCATTCATCATTATCCACCATTTCTTCTCCAAGCAGTTCCTTGAAAATATCTTTTAAAATATCTCCCGCTTTACCAGAGAACGATTTACCATATGGTATGGTGTCCATGAATGGGAGGGAATCCTTATGTGTCATGTAAAATTTCTTAATATTTTCGGAACGAACTTCAGGATTACCGAAATTCTCATCGGAAAATAAAATAAAATCATATTTCAACTTATCTTTCGGTTTTTCCTCTGGAAAAATTTCTATGGAAAATACGTCCCTACCGTCTCCTCTGATAAGATACTTATCTTCCACCAGATCATAGGGATTGGCAATCGCCACCGATCCATTCAGAAACGGATTAAAGAAATTGTCCGTGATTGTCAACCCCCGCAGGGCAGATTTGGTGAATTTAACTTCCTGCTCATCTGGATTTTTAAGTTTGAATTCACACTCGTAGATGATATCGTTAATTTTGTATTTATCACCCATCAGAAATGTCTTCCTCCAAAGATTGTGTTTTGTGTGATGTCTAAGTAAAGTAGAGTTCTCAATTCAGTCTTGAGAACTTTCAACTGCGTCCCTCCTTCCACCCAGAATGGAACTCCTGTGAATTTATCCTTGTTGAGAAGATATATAATCCACCAAGAGCGAATATCCCCATAAATATCGAAGGACACTGTGGTTAGGGGTTGTCGAATCTGGACATCGTGGAACTCGATCACAGATGAATCTAATTCTGGTATCTCAATCTTCTTGAGAATATTATAATACGGAAATTCCTTTCCATTTATGGAATCATAATAGACCTTAAATATCCTTTCATAGCTTTTGATGTCCAAAGTTAATAAGGAGGGAATTTGATTCTGATATTTTCCAATTTGGTCGCTCATATTTTATTCTCCTTGAACCTTTTCCATAAAGTTCGATACTTCCGTTGTAAGGGATGTAAATGTCATATTTATAAGATACCCTTCCGGGATAATCTCTGATCCATACATCTGCTTTGCTCCCAACAATTGCACTGAAAAACTACTACAATATGCCCATTTTATAAATCTTATACCCGGCAATTTAACTTCATAAATGCGTGGTGGTTCCATTATAATAGAATTTTTTCTTAAAGGGCGATTAATACTTGTTAAAAGATTAACAAGTTTAGCATTTTTTCCGTCATCAAAATTTACCGTGTTTGATAATACGAATGAAACATCCAATCCACTATCGTTTTGTGAATATTCATATAATTTTGGGGTTTCTATGTAAGAACCCGGATTTGATTCAGTTTCACCTTTCAGAGTTGCAATTGCACCACTAACTACTTCTCTTGCAGCCCCACTAAATTTTGCGGCTGCGTTTAAAGCCGAATCTACACTACCCAAAAATGCAGATTGAAAGGTATCACCATATTCATTGCTAAATTGTCTCACGCTATCACCTAAATATGGGAATACAAATGGGTCTTCTTTTACAACATCTTTATATAGATTATCATAAAAAGCATCAGCATCTGTTGCTACTAGAGCTTCAGTATAACTAGTAATTCGATTTAATGATGTACTTGAGTTTATTTTAAATGGGGTGACTCTAACTCTGGGGGCATTTTTCCTTAATACGCTACCTTTTGGGATGCTAGTCCAATCATAATCCATAACTATATTTCTAGAAGCCACAATATTATTTAAGCGAGTGAATACGCGGATGCCCCATAATCGCTACGATTAGAATTCATTGGTATGGTAGATGAATTTTGACTAGGGGGAGATTGAGAAATGGGAACAACGGTGTTACTGTTTCTTCCCCCCATACTGGAATCCATTTTTTTCAGAATTTGTGTAGCAATTCCCTTAATATCGTCCATGATCTTGATCTGTTTCATACCGATATTGTGTAGGAATTCTAAAGATTGTTGATTACCAGATTGCACAATGGGTAATCCACTTGGACTTGGTGTATCAGATACTTCTGGTTTAGATGGTTTAACAGCTTTGATAGCATCTGATACAATAGTATTTGGTGTATCAGATACTTCTGGTTTAGATGGTTTAACAGCTTTGATAGCATCTGATACAATAGTATTTTCATTTCTACCCCAATTTGATTTCTTATATTCTTCAACAGAATTCCACCCATAATCTTTGGCTCTTCTCTCCAATTCTTCGGAATTTTCTTTATCTGAATCACCAAACGGCCAAAGATTTTTTAACCATCCCGTTACCTTACCAAAAAAATTATTTATTGTTTTTTTGGCAGTATCAATCGCGGGTTGGATGGCGTCTGTCAGGGGTTTGAAAAAATTACCAACAGAATTAGTAAGACCACTGTAAGCATCTTTCGCATAATTAAATCCTTTGGATAAGGTGCCTGTTACCGTTCCCCAAAGATTTGAAGCTGCTCCCTTCACCGTATTAGTAAGACCACTGTAAGCATCTTTCGCATAATTAAATCCTTTGGATAAGGTGCCTGTTACCGTTCCCCAAAGATTTGAAGCTGCTCCCTTCACCGTATTAGTAAGACTGTTATAAGCATCTTTCGCATAATTAAATCCTTTGGATAAGGTGCCTGTTACCTTTCCCAATACTATTGAAGCACCTCGGTAAACCTTTCCCGCATAATCCGTTACATCACCCCATATTTTATTTGCGTATTCCTTCAGCTTTTTTAAACCGTCTCCCATGTTCCCCGAAATCCCCCCACCCGTGGTTTCATCACTATCATCCAGAATACCAAACCATTCTAAAGGCTTTCTAAGAAAATATGGTAAGTCCTTCAACTTATTCTTGATCCATCCTTTCAAACCGGAAAACCATCCTGTTTTTGGAGAGAGGGATTTATCAGATTCCTCTTTTTCTCCAAATCCCAACAGCATTTCAATACCAGTGACAATTGGACTAAGACCCACAAATGATAATAAACCTACACCGAATTGGTAAAGTCCTCCCATTATATTCCCACTTGCAAAAGCTTCCCCAGCCATTTGCATTCTCTTAAATCCACCTATAACTGGTAACCAGAGAGCATTTTTCCATATAAAGTTACCAATTCCTTTTGCCATATCTCCCAATAAGTTTATCTTGGCTCCCTGTTGCTTGCCCGTGGCACCGCCCGTCTTAGCATCCAAAAATGCATTAAGCAAATCCAATCCTAAACCTATTGCGAATGCTACTGGCGCACCTACTCCAGTTAAATACAATAATCCTGAGAGTGCTGATAAAACATCAATCACACCACCTATAATATCTCCACTACCAAAACGAGAAATTGCAAATCCGATTGAAATTATACTACCAAGCAGGGGAATTCTTTTAAGAACTCCGACCAAAGGTTTTAAAAATTTCAACATTTTAGCCATTATACCACCACCTTTTGCCATGCCCCCAAGAGCCTTGAAGGGCGCACCCACCATTCCTTTCAGTGAATTTATAAATCCTGTCATACCACTTGTGATCATTTTAATGATATCATCAATAGGTAATATCCTTTTAATTAAATTACCTATGAAATTTTTTGGTATTAACTTTTCAAACAATTTACCTATCAACTTATCAGGCATCAGCCCCCGTGCTAATTTGATTATTAATTTAATTTGCCTCTCAACCATACCCAATCCTAATCTAGCAAGTATTTTCAAAGCACCCTTAAATGGACCATCTGTCATCAATCCTGCAATCAACGCACCGATACCCACCACTAATGGTGAAAGAATTTTCAACCAAGACCAAGAAGATTTTTCATCAACTTTATCCTCCCCCTTTTGTATTTTCTCCCCCGTTTTTCCCGTGACTTTCTGAATGGAAGTCTTGATCGCACTGTCAGGTGTTTTTTTCTTTTGATATTCAAAAAATGTTCGCGCAAATAGAGAAGCGATTTCAGTGGTTCTAGTGCGCTCACTTGAATTGAGTCTAGGATTCACCCTTTTATTGGGATCGGAGGGATTATTACCCTGTAATACGTTCTTGTCCTCTATGGATTGCCCCTGTGGAACGCCAACGGTTTCGTTGATCGTTTTTAGCAATCCCAAGAGTTCTTCTAATAAAGCGGCATTCACTTTATTATTTAATCAAAGATTCAGAAATCAATTATCAAAGAAAGACACATCAATATCAAAGGCTTTTTCTTCCCCATTGATCGTAACTTTCAGATGGGATTGTTCATCCTCCTTGAAAACCTCAATATACTTGATGATTTCCTTATTGATTGATAGAGGCAGATTTTCCACAATTTTCACACGATCCTTCACGGGAGTATCGACAAATACAATCTCATTCTCCCCGAATTTAACGGATTTGATAAATTTAACAATCTCAAAAGTGTAGATATTGCCGATGTTCTTACCCACATCCTTATCCCCATCCTTTTTGAGAATTTCAATGGCATAATTGATAACCTTATTCTCTTCCTTGAGAGTGGGGGTAGCCAGAACCACATCTACAATACCATTGATCGTCTTTTCCTTGGGGGATTTGATCTTACGGGTGCTTTGGATATTGCTTTCAATACTACCCACTTCTCCATCCAGCTTGAGATCATTACCAAGACTTTCTCCCCGAATCTTGAGAATCAGGGGTAATTTATCCTCAACTTTAAGATTATCTGATTCCGTATTCTCAATAAGGATATCATTAAGGATTTTCTGGAACTTGAGAACCCCCACTGTTCCATCCGCTACGGTTGCGATGATGTCTTTCTGTTGCTTGAAAGTGAGGGGAGAGCAATCCACTTCTTTTTTATTTGAAGCTTGATATGCCTTAAATTTGTTTGCCTTGAGTTCCTGAATGCTGTCAAGGAATTGTTGAACGTTATTTTCCATATGTGTTTATTTAAGTGGGTGAATCTGATTTGTCAAGAACGCTGGATGGAATGGAAAGAGTGATGTTGAAGAGACGGAACCTTATAAGGAATGGATTTCCAGACGCAATTTGATGATGAGTATAGGTTTGGGTATGATATTGCTTGGGACTATTTCACAAATGTATTATGTGTGGTGGAATTTCACTGATAGGACAACCAAATCAAATAACCACCAACCCCCACCCAAATCCCAACAGTAACCAATCTCAATATTTGACCAGTCCACCCAAGACTACCATTCCTCACATAATCCAACCAAGAATAAGAAGCACAACAAGCCGCATCATCCAACCCGCCTTCAGCTTCTTTCTTGAATTCGGAGTTTGAGATGGGCGGGTGGATGTGCTTTACGTTCATAATAAAAGAATTTAACATTAATCATATCGATGTCAACCCAATTCTGATTTTTTTTCAGAAGTGTTTTCGGTATTGAGCTTGTCCACATAATAATCAATGTCTCGCATGGTGGAATTTAGGAGGATATTGCCGTCTATCTTGGACGACAAGTGGTAAATGATGTCACGGTAGTAATCTTCCCCATATGGGTGACAAAGACCCTTTAAAAGATTGAATGGAGCATTTCCCATGAAATTAATATTTATGTTTTTCAGGGATGAGTTGATAAAAAAAATTGTTTTGGATTTGTTTTTAAGAATAGCATTAATCAGTGTATTATAGGTAGATGCTGGAAGCTGTTCAATCAGGGAAGCCTTGTCCCCCACATTGACGAAATCTAGAACGGACTCCCCATACTTCACCTTTCGTATCGTCTCTGATATGGAGAAAATGTCATAATCTTTTTTAAACAGGGGGGGAACATCCAATTCAAATTCCAAATTATCGGTTTTAATAATCAGTGGTTCCTTATCCCAATTCTCAAACTCTTTTATGAAATATGAAAGGGATACCTTCACATTTTTCTCTTTCACGTTGAATCCCATTTCATAGGAAACATCACGCTCCCAGCATGTTAATACACTTAGCAACTTTTCATATATATTATCTCCCGAAAATTGATTAAGATAATCGATCAGGTAATCATCCCCATTTTCGGAGATTTCTTTGAGGTCTTTGAATTTTATTTTCATCGTGGTCTGAAGAAATCACGATTACGAGCCTTGCGATCCTTTATTTTTTGTTGAATTACTATGGCATCTTTCCGTGCTTGGGTTAGTTCATTACCCGTTAAAGGTCTTCCGTTTGCATCAACAAATACCCCATTTATCGTACTCACCGACTTAGATAGTTTTTCTGTTGTTATTTGTTTTGGGGGTTGTGGGGGTTGTGTGGGTTGTGGGGGTTGTGGGGGTTGTGGGAGTTGTGATTGGTTTCCCGGAGTTGTTAAAAGCTGTTCATAATTCTCACACACAAATGTTACGCTCTTGATAGGAAAATCAGTATTTTCATAATCCATCGTATATCCCTCAACAGCGACGGGAAAAGCTCTTATAAATCGATATCCTTTTCTAAGCTTCCCATCATTGGTGTATTGCTTAACGGTAATTGTGGATTTGAGATTCACCCCACGCTCAATCAGACCTTTAATGCCAATGGCAATCTGCCAAGGACGGAAAAATTCATGCTCCAAATCCTGTCTTGTTTCCAGAAAGTTGATGGAAAATTGACGGGAGAGGAAATCAGCGCGAGAAGTCATGGCATACCCCGGTAGGAAACCACCATAGGAATCTCCTGCTCCCATGGGGGTGAAATTAGCACTCTCTTGAGGAATCACCACCGCTTGCGCTGGGAGGATGGTGCCGCTCTTTGTCATGGCATTGGGAGAGATATTGGCTTTCCATTTCTGTCCAGCGTCCGAAAGAACGCTATTTATTGATGATTCCATGACACCATCTATTGATACAGTCCACAATACTGGTATCGATAGGCAGTATTTAGCTTCACCAGAGAAAGCCTGAAGGAAATCATTGATTTGTGGACCAGCCATATGTTATTATTTAACTGGCTATTATGATTAGACGTTATTATTCTAATCCGTTATAAAAATGATAAGAAAATGTGGCAGTGAAGTTAAGAATTTCACCAGTTCCATCTGCAATTGAATAGCCAATATCTCCGATATTTCTAAGGGATGCTCCCACAAGCTCAATAGTTTTGATTGTTTCCAATGGTCCACTTCCACGTTGGCATGGAATTTGAAGCACATCTAAAGTAATAATGGATTCAAATCCCGGCATACAAAGATTTCCTTGGGTAGTATTATTATCAAATAAAACTCTGCTTGCGCGTTCAAGCTTGGTGCGAATCTCCAATTGCTGATCAACATAGAATTCGACACTCCATCCCTCCGATCCCGGATAAGACGATTTACCATTCAAATTGAAGGTTTGACCACTGAAGTTGACTTGCTTATTTTCGATATCTCTTCCCGGTAGAGATGCGCTACGAGCATAAATTAGATCGGTATCACCATTTAAAGATAATCCAATGATATCAATTTGTTTGATGCGGAATAGGAAGTCTCTCGCAAATTGTTTTTGCGAAGCGATGTTCATGAAATTTTCAATTGTAGTAGCCATAATATTATTTAGTCATTTGGTTCAAATTATGTGTAATTGAATATATGAGGCATTTTTGCAGCAATGTGCAGCCGTGCCTTCTTAACAACTTCCGGTTTTTTGGATATAAGTTCCGATACGAATTGTTTCATCTCCTCATCTGATATTTCCTTGTATTGATTCATCTTGGATCGAAAATATTTTTTCAATTCCTCTATCTGTAACATGTTATAGTCACGGAGACTGATCTTTGTTGGGATATCAGGTGTTATAGATTGGTAACGCTGATCTTCATCAGGTGTGGTCACATCGGGAAAATCAATGCCGCCATAATCCATGAAATCATGGGAAGCGACTGATTCTCCGATCATCTCCGCATAGATGTTTTGAAGGGCTTCATACACATTAATTATTTAGTCTGTTATATTCAAAAACGAGATTACTACATTCTATGTCTTTATTAAAATCAACAATCTCTTGATATATTAATTTAAAACTTTTTTTAGCCTTTCTTTCACCGAAAGGTGTTCCGTTAGAAACAAATTGTTCTACAAATTATTTATTGTTCATATCTTTATTAAGCGTAACAGTTCTGTTATTGTAATTAGTATCAGACTAAAGAAAAACGTCAATGTTTTATTGAAGTTTTTCTAAGATTAAATCAACTCTTCAAAGTTCGCATCAGAGCGGGTAGCCGTAAAAGTTATCAAAATAAACTCGGCGGTTCTTGTCGGTTTGATCAGAATATCAACCTTAAGTTCATTAGTATCAATAACTTGAGGAGTATTATTCCTTTCGTCACAAACGATTAGATAGTCGTAACAACCACCGTTCTGTTTCGCAAATTCAAAGATTGGCGTAAGAACATTCACCAAGCGAGTTCTAGTGAATTCGTTGTTGGGTTCAAACACGAAGAATTGTGCGGCTTTCTTAGTAGGTCTTTCCAGAGCGAGGAAGAGCCTACGAACATTGATACGATCAAATGCACTTGGTTTGCGGCTCATGGTCTTCTGACCGAAGACAACCACACCTTGGGCGGAAGAGAACATGACAGGGTTGATGTTGATCTTGTAGAACTCATCGCGCTGTTTCTGATTTGGATTGATTGCAATGTCCAGAGCATTAGTCACTAAACCACGGGTAAATCCAGCGGGAGCAGACCATGGGAATTCCGCAGAATCACTGCGAGCCATGATAGCAGCTTGGTATCCAGAGAATGGAAGCCAGACCTTTTCACCTGTGAAATCATCATAAGCCAGAACCCAGTTACCATAGGTGGCAGCATAGGAAGTGTTTTCCAATTCAAATTGGTGGCGCATAGCCCAATACACATCCGTCTGGAAGTTCTTGGTTCTATCAGAGAGAATCTTGGTGTTTCTACCAGTGACAACAATGTGACGAATTGGATCAGCAATGAACATACAATCACCCCGACCACCCGTATTACTTGGAAGGTTGCAGAAGTTCTCGAATTGGTTGAAGATTGCGCTGTAATTGGCACGAAGATCACTTGCGGTGGCGTTTAAGAAAATATCTTGAGAAGTTCTCAGGGAGTCCACTTTGGCTTTTAGAGCGGTAGTGTAGAGAGTATCATCATAGTAATAGGTTCCAGCAGCAGAAGCCATTGTGAAGATCGTTCCCAGACCCGCTTCAACAACCACATCAATGTCATAGATTTCGTCATTCTTGATGCTTTCCAGAGCGCGGTTAATCTTGGTTGGAACATTACCGATGATCTTTTCGGTGATCTGAACAGGATTGTAAGCACCAAGTGGATACAGAGCATTTGCGACTCCAACGCTTGTCCTAAGACCCGAAAGTGCGTGTGTATTGGCTACTATTAAATTAGCACTAAGAAGTGGGGTGGTAGCGTTAGTGGTTACAACACCTAATGCAGCGGAGATGCTTGCATAGTTAGTGGCAAGCAAACTATCAGTTACCACACGGATTTTCTTGGTTGGATTACCAGAGGCATCCAGCGAAGATTGGGTGAACTTGTTGGAGATGTATGGATTGACCATGATTTCCACATTGCGGGAATTGGTATCCTGCGTCTCAAGGAAGAATGGAACGGATGGTCCACCATTTGGATTGAGTTGAGTTCTGAAAGTATCAATGGAACCCACGATACGGTCATCCAATACATAATCCAACTTGAATGCTTCAGTGGCATACACACTCTTGCGGAGCTTGAATACGCCAATGTTCAGAAGGTCATCATCTTCCCTACCGTCAATGTTGTAATCAGTAAGGTTCTCCATGACTTCGGAGATGCTGTTATCAGCACCAAGGAAAGCAGCAGAGAGATTGAATTGAAGCGTTCCGTTAGGAATCTGAGTGTAACTCGAAAGCGGACTACCAGTAAGGCTTGTGGTAAAAGCGCGGGTAATTGCGTCGAAATCCGACGCAGGGTTGAGATTTATATTATCAGCAATACCAACATAATAACCTTCAAATTGGCTATTGATCGTGGTTTGGGCTTTGTCAAAGACAATGGCACCAGCACCTGCCATTGCAGTTAAAGCCCTTGCTTTAGTGGTATAGTCGGTGAGAATTGATGCGGTGGAACTCCAATTAAAGAGTGTTCCTTCCATGGCTTGTGCAAATTCCGATTCCGTGAGAGTCACCTTAATAGGTGCCCCAAGGAAATATGTTCCAGCGGAAATATTGAGATTTGTCGTTGTGGTAGGTTCGTTAGCAGCAGCGGCGATAACGGGATAAATAAGGGCGGAATATTGCGTTCCAAAACCATCACCAGTTCCCGATCCATATGGAAGACGGAAAGTGTAGATGTTTGCAGGAGAATTTAAAAGTTCCCTTACAGTGTAATAGAAATAACGTTCTGCGCTATTGGTGGGGGTTCCATAGATTGCTTCCAGTTCATCTCTAGTAGTGATTTTGATAACCTCATCAGAATATCCTTGAGGTGCATAACCTGCTACGAAAATATTAGTCCCTACATTCGCCTGTGCGACGAGACTTAAATCTCTCTCAAAAATTTCTACTCCTGCCGAATTTATTGTGCGCGTTGCCATATTACTATTTAGCAATTCTTTCACAAAAATTTCATTAGCTATGAAATCGTCTGATTATATCTATCACATCCCAACAATTCTATGTGCATTTGGGAGAATACAAAAGTAAATCCAGATTCAATTTCCATTGATCCGTCTTCCTGCTGAGAGAATTCTAAGGAATCTACGCTGGTAACAAAAGATTTGGTATATTTGAATTGTATTACCTTATTATCATACTCATCTAAACCATACATCGTAATATCCGTCTGGTAATCCGAAAAATTGCCATCCACTATGATACCCTTTTCATTAAATTGACCCGTCTTTTGGTCATGTTGGAGATTCAGCCATTGATAAATTGCCCAATAATTATTATATCCACTATCTACCTTGAATTTGACGTTTACGGGAGGATATGGGTCTTTGCTATGGCTGGAAACATAAAGAGTATCTCCCGCATATCGGGCGGCAACCGCTTTGATTGTCAAACCCGGAACCATCGTTCCATAGATGCTGAATTGCACACTATCTGGAATAATCGTGTTATCATTCCTTGTATAATTGGATTGTATTTTTTTAAGAATTGGGGGTAAATCGAAAACGAGAAGGAATTTATCCTTCCTGCTGCGATTTAGAAAGCTTTGGACGACTTCTTGTGGCATGTGATTATTTAACACTAAATATTATAATGATAAAATATTCTGAATATTTCAAATTATGGGAATCGTCTTCAAATACTATTGATATCCCATATATCATAGGCGATCAATATACAGCGGGGAGACATTCTTTTGGAGATGAAGCTGAAACACCAGCAAAAGACCCCGCAAAATTTATAACTCCGACAATAGTATATAATGCGGATTGTTTGAAACAATTACTTGATAAATACGATGTTGATATTATCAATGTTGTTTACAAAAGATATGATTGGGGAAGTTACCACGAAAGGCAATTATATTGCCAAGCCCATTTACAAATATCGGAACCCGCCGATATAGACGATTATCATGGGATGATTGACGAATTGGAAAATTGTAAAATTGAAGATGATTACTACTTTCCGTTAGACAACCATAGAGCTAGAAGCACTGGTTATGATATACAAACAACCCAATTTACTAATTTTGATGATATTTTAAAGAATTGGCAGGATATGGTGAAAGATTCTAAAATAAAAATACAAACAGGATCATCAGAGGATTTTTGGAAAAGAAAAATTTTAGACGCGCAAATGTCGATGAAAAAAGATTATGATGGGGATTGATTTTAAATTTTAACCAAAATATTTATCCATTGCTGCCCATTGATCGGAAGAGATATTCCTTTCAGGATTGGAGAACACCGAATGATCAGGTAATTCCCATCCCGCAGCTTCCAACTCTGCCATATCATTCATCATCGTGGAACCCGATCCTCCAAAAAGCATGGGGGATAGATTGGAGTGTTCAATCTTGGCAACCTCTTCATTGGTGTATATAGATGTGGATGATTTGTATTGGTGAAGCCCCTGATCAATTGGTTTGATAACAAGAGGTTTATCACAATCGTCCAAGGCTTCAACTTCAAAATATAATTCCGTGATGTCCTTATAAAGTGCCATCAATGCCCACACGAATGCCATCACACGGTCATCATGTTCCCCGTTTTTTGCTTTCCAAGAGCCATTGGGGTATCGCACAAATGTCTTAAACTCTTTCAGGGTGTCAATATTGTGAAATGTTATGGATTGCGCTTCATTGACAAAATATCTTTGGTTCTCCACTGCTTTGTATTTGGTATTCATGTGGGAGATCATACCATTCTGTTTGTTCTTATGTGCTTCCTTGGCACCCCAAGACACAAGGTTCTGATACATATGTGTATTTGCCAGAGTATCACATACTCCCGTTCCTTGATTATTACGCTCAATTAACAATAAAGGATTTCCCCAATTTCCACAAACATCCACCACTTCATTGGTAAATTCAGATGGTCCTTTTGTATTTGTCCAATATTCCGCAACTTGTATGATTTCCTTGGGATTGGTGACATCCAGAATTTGGAGAACTGATGCATCCAACCCAACACCTTCGGAAACGTCTCCTCCAATGACATATATTTTTTCAGGATCGTATTCTTCCCATATTTTATAAGCACCTTCTTTGAGAACATGTTTGGGATCGCGGCATTCATTTTTAAGACGGTCAAACAAGGCTTCATCAATGGATTGTTGACTATTATCTAAGAAAACATTTCCAAATTCTTGTTGGAAAGATTCAAAAGAACCAAGAGCCTTAATTTGTTTTTGTTTCCATTCTTCGTCACGACCCGGAATCTCATCCCATTCAATCCTCAATGGATTGAATCCATTCTCACCTTTTACAGCACCAGTATAAATTTTATGAAAAAGATTACCAGTTCCGTTGGGGGTAGATGCGACAATAATCTTAGATGTCTTGGAACGAGAAATTGTGGGGTAAACAGACTTCCAAAATTCATCAACAACATGTTCCTCCAAAAATCCTAATTCATCAATAATTAACATGTTGAGTGATGTTCCACGAATTGCGCTACCCGTAGTAGTAGAAATACTGATGCGACTACCATTATCAAACATACAACCAGTTTTACCATATTCTTCAACTCCCGGCTTTAACCAGTTTGGAAGTTCTTCATATGCTAATCTGACCCTTCTGAAAATTTCAATAGCAGTTGCTTCTTTGTTAGCTACGATAATGATGCTTTTATATGGTTTGAAACAAGCCTCATGTAGAGCAGCAATCGTCATAAGCGTTGACTTGGACGCTTGACGGGGGCTAAGAAGACATGAAAATCTGTGGTTAAATATACCATTCAATACTCTCAAGTGTGTTGGCGGATAACAAGATTTATACACAAAATTCCGATGAAATTGTGCAAAGAGATGTATTCCCCCCATCTACAGGAGG